CCAAAGGATACCATGAATGAACAAAAATAAATTTATCAGTTTCGTGATAATTAACTAATGAGTTATAATATTCAGTAACTTTCTTGTCAGAAGATAATTTAGAGATAGCTGAATCATCAACAAATTGTTTTTTTGTTAATCTCTTTATTGTATCAATAGTTCCATTTGAGTGGTCATAGCTATTATATGTATGAAATTTCATAATATTATCAAGAAGATCTTCATGATTACCTCTAATAAGAATTCTTCTCTCTCTAGGTAAACTAAGAACGAAATCTAAACACTCTCTCGGTTGTCTACCTCTATCAAATAAATCTCCGCAGCTAACAAATATATGCTCAGGATTGTTTTTATCGAAACCATTTTCTGTAAGAGCAGATATCATCTCATTATAGAATCCATGAACATCACTAACAACAAAATATTTATTCATTATAGCTAATTTCCCCTCTCATTATTTTTTATCAGATTTCTTAATTTAGGTTTGAATCCATTCTAGAATTTTATCTTTATCCATTATAATCACCTACAATCTTTATTTGTATAAGGCATAGTATTGATGTTCACCTCTGGTATCACCAGATTCCCAATAACACTTTACCTGCTTATATTTACCAATAAGTTTAGCTAGATCATCAGGTGAAGATATTTTGATTTCAGAAAAATTATATTTATTAATATAATCTAATTTCTTCTTTCCCCTTTTTCTAATTGCACCATAAAACATTTCAGATGCCTTATCATTAATACTAATTTGTTTAGACACAACCTTAATTGGAACAGGATCATATTCAAATTGATTTAGATCTTTATAATACTCAACAACAGTTATTTGTTCAGGTATAACATTATACGTATAACAAGCTCGTTTAATAACAGCTTCTTGAGATTCAGCTGATAAATAGAATTGTCTCTGGATACCATCAGTGTAATTTCGTATTAATATGTTGTATATCATCATAGCTAGTTACCTCTTTATTTACATTAATAATAATATCATTAAATGATAAATAAGTAAACTAAAACAAGGATGTTTCTTCTATGGATTGTTTTTTGATTATCTCAGAAGTATCCTCGCCATTTGATCTACAATACTTTTGGAATTGACACCAGGCACATTTTGTGCTATAAACTTTCTCGAAAACTTTTGCCTCATCAAGCATTGATTTCTGTGCTAAAAACTGATATACTTTTCCAATATTATATTCTATATTAATAAATTCAACATCCTTCTTTGAATAAGAATTAGTTATTTTATTAACTAGTTTATCTTTATCAAGAGTACTTAATGTATCCTTACACTTAGGTATAACAGCATAATAAATATTTCTAATTTTATTATTAGTAGTTTTTTCATAGTAATATTTATACAAGTGAACTTGAGCAGATGACTCATATCTTTTTGAGTTAGTAGCATACTTGAAGTCATAAAGATCATACACACCATCATCGACCTTGACTAACATATCAATATAACCAACAAATTCATCAGAGATATTTATTTGATATTCGTACTCACCTTGTGGAATTTGTGACAATGCTTTTGGGAGAATAGTTCTTAATTTTAAAATTTCAATCTCATTATTATCATCTAATGATTGATATTTAGATTTATATAGGTCAATAGCTTTCTCAATATCTCTTGACTCAAGAGCCTCATGCAAACAGGTACCTAAATGTAAAGCGTTATCTGGTTTTTCATCAAAGATTGGTTTTAAATGATCTATGTATTTTAATTTATATAAAAATGGACATTGTGAAAAAGTACTAACTTTACTATAACTTACTTTACTCATTTAGATACTCCCTTAGTTTTTATTTATTTGAAAATTGTTGCATTTGTGTAATCTCAGCAGATAAAGATTTAGATACTGACTTCAATAACTCATAGGCAGAATCTATTTTACCCTTTAATATCTTAGCTGCATGTGAATATATAAATGAAATTAATTCTTCTGGCAATGACTCTTGCTCAGCCATACTTTTAACTTGATCTTTAGTTAAAGTTCTATCTTCAAGTTTTTTAGCACCCTGCTTTGATAAGTAAGATTCATTATATTTATCACGATATTTAATCTCGGCCATGTCACTGAGGATTTGAAGTTTCTCTAACCTATCATTTGCATAATAGATAATTGCCGATAATTCCATAGCCATCCGCTGTAAAGACGGTACATCAAAGTCTAAATTATTATCCTTAGTAGCTTTTAAGTACCAGGTAATTCTGTCAACTTTTTCATCTAGATCTCGTGAATATTCAGTAGCAATCTTATCACATTCTTCATTTAAGTATCTAAAATCATTATGGAGAGATTCGCTCATTTTTCTAATTTCATCACCAGTAATATTATTCAATGTTATTCTCCTTGTAATAATTAACTAAGTTATTATAGTCAACTGACATATATGTCCTGAGGTCTTTTGCCATTAAATCTAAAATTTCATAATTGGGATCACTTAACATTTTTATATTAAAAGATTTACCGCCTTCATCTTTAATCTTTTTAAAAGTTTCAATAGGTATCCATAATACTTTATGGTGATCTATCATTCACAACACGACACCTAATTTCAAGCCAGTTATTCCAATATAAGGAACCATCTTCTCATATTGACGAAAGGCAGAGAAGGGGAAAGTATTTCCCAAATGACACTTTGACTCAATACAATACATTATAGGATATTTATAGCCAATATAATCACTTACATTGGCTATGTTTTTATAACCCATTGATGTATCAAATAATCTATAAAGAAAAGAATCACCGACCGTTTTCTCTCAGTCAAGTTTTACTCTTTTCTCCCACTCTTTTCCTCTATCCATGTAATATTATACATTAACAAATTTCAATTCAGGCAACAATTCAGAGACAGCAATATTTGGTTTCTTTACTAATACTGATCTACCATCACCAAAACAAATTGTAATATAATCTTCAGTACATCCATCAAGAATTAATTTAAAGTTATCTAAATTTAAAATAACCGAATATGATTCTAAAGTAGGACAATCAGATGAAATAGAAACAGTCTCTTTGTTCTCACGTGAGAAATCACTAATTGTCAAAGAATCTCTACTAAAATCAAAATATCCATAATTTTTCTCAGTTGTAAATAATCTTAATCTATCAATAACTGCTGATAATTGATTTTTATCTAAAACTAGAGAATATGGGAATTCTTTCATACACATATTTCTGATTGAATCAACTGGTACATCATTAATAAGTGATGAATTTGGTAATTTAGCAATAAGGACTACTTTATCATTTGTGAATTTAACTTTTGTTTGAATCATATTATCACTAATAGGATCTTGAAACATAGAAAATTTAACATATGCAGTATCTTTAAATAATTTAAATAATTTAACTACTTTAGATGAAAGTTGCATCTTAATTGGTTGTGGTAATTCAAAGTAATTAACACAGGCACCAGATACAAAAGTGATACATCCCTTTTCATCTATATAATAATATTTTTGAGCTTCTCTGTTTGGTATACCTCGGAGAAGTTCCTTTGAGTTGTTAGAAACAATACTTTGTAAAATATCAGTTGATATTTCAAATTCTGCTGTCTTATTATCCAATGTGATAATTGGTAACTCTAACATAGAATCATTGTTGTATATAATAGGCAATTTATAAGTACCATTTCCGACAACTTTAACTGAATTACCCTCAATTAAGATTTCTATAGTATCAGTAGTAATCTTATCTATTAGTTTTAGAAACAAACTAGCATTTACTGATGCGTGGAAATTCTCTTCATTTTGTAAATTAAAAGTAACTGTAACATAATATTGTCTATTAGTAATATTTAAGAATAATTTGTTACCGCTAGCCTTTAACTCTAAGGTCTCATTGAATAATGAAACCTCTTGAGTATCGATGGCTTGCAAAATCAATCTACTTGCTTGTCTAAATTCTTTAGTTTCTATCTTCATAATTATCTCCCTGTCTATCTAATTTTATATATCTAATTCCGGTCATATCGAATAAATATTTTGACATCTCATCAGATTCAGGATTTCCCTTATACTCTTCTAAATAGTAAATTTCTTTAATTCCTGCCTGTATAATCTGCAAGGCACAGTTGTGACAAGGAAACACTGTTACGTAAAGAGATGAATCTTTTAAATCATCTAATTGTCCAGCGTAATTTAAAAGTGAATTAACTTCTGAGTGTAAAATATAAGGATATTTCTGTTCTTTTAGTGGCTTAGATCTATCTCTGCAGGTAAATGGGACTATTGAATCATTTAATGATCTTGGTGGTCCGTTCCAACCTACTGATAAGATCTTACCATCTTTCACTAAAACAGAACCAACTTTAGTGTTTGGGTCTTTACTCTGAGTAGCAGTAAGCTCAGCTACTGACATATAGAATAAATCTTTTTTATTCATTATTTTAAGCCAGTACTCCCAAATGAACCAGTGTTTCTCTCCTCACCTAATTCATCAACGAAATCACAATAGATAACAGGTCTCATGACTAGTTGTCCAACTTTAGTACCAGATTTGATTTCATAGTCATTTTCGGTTGTATTATAAAGAATTGCATGAATTTCACCTCTGTAGCCTGAGTCTATTGGAGCATTGGCAGACCAGATTCCATTTTTTGATAACCCTGATTTACAGTGAATGATCATGTCATATCCATTTGGTAATTCAACACCAATTCCTAAAGGTACTGCATAAACTGAATGTGCTTTAATAACACAGTCTTCTGCAGCAAAAACATCTGCCCCAGAGTCATTATAATGTTCACGTTTTGGTTCTTTAATAAAGTTATTAAATTTAATTAATTTTACTTTCATATCTATCTCCTTATCTTAATTATATCAGCATAGTTAGTATATGTAAACTACCAAAGTGATGTTTGAATCACTTCAGTAGGAATAGTTTTTAAATCGTATTCTTCTTTTAATGGTGAAGGTAACACCAATGATTCCAATGGAATTGATTTATTAACTTTACCACTAAGTTTCATTTCTTGTTTTCTTCTTATCGCATGAAAATTGGATAATTCAGCACCAGGCCCATAATATCTCAGGTAATGAGCGTATAATTTCCTACCTAGAAAAGAGGATGAATCTTTAAATTCTTCAACACTAAATAAAGGGCTATCTATCAATTCACATAGTTTAAATGTACTCCAAAATGGCTGGGCTATATGAAAACAATAGTGTTTTAAATCTAAATTAGGAAGGTCTTCAAATATTCTATTCAGTAAGATCCAGTCGGCTGCACCTTTCTGATATATCTCTTGGGCTCTCCAATAAACATTTACATGAGTCCATTTACCTTTAGTACCATTTCTACTAAAAACCATAGCAATAATACAAGAATCTCTACTTTTAGTTTGATCTGTATCGGTCGGCATGGCTACATGTATTTTAAAATTAAAAGTAACTGTTTTACAAGTAGACCAAGTAAGACGTGTTTTTAGGTCACTATAATCTTTTGGATCAACATACTTATTTAGAAGAGTAGTCCACTTAGAAATGGTATAATTAAAATTTCCTAAGTCTGAAGCTGGCCCTACTAGATCATGAGATTCAGTTTCTATAACTAAGTTATTTACATAAATTGATGCACCTATAGTAAAGAAATCTGTTGATTTTGGATCGGTTAAGGGAAATCTTGATAATTCATAATATAATTGAGTAAAGTCTTTATATTTTAAATAGATCATAATTAAAATAAAACGAATTTAGATAGTGACCATTGGAATCCGTGCAAACTCCCACCGAGATAAGAAAGACTTCCTACCTGTAAATCAGGGTAAGTATCTTTTAATTGTTTAACAATATAATCCATCATCCCAGCAGCACAAATTAAATCAATTGGTAGATGTTCAAAGAAATTAGAACTTCTCATATGATAAATACAATGTAATCGGTTATTTCTAATCATGAACTGGTAATTTAAAGAACAAGGTATTCTATTACCACCACCCAATTTTTCTGAATTCATATCTAATTCTGGGTACCAAACCGATAATACTGCTTGTCTTGTTCCTGGATCATTTCTTAAACAATTAATTACAGATCCAAATTGATTATTTGTCCACAATCTTTCTGCATACTGATAACTAAATTTATTATTACCTTCTAAGAAATTAGACCAATAATCACCTCTAATTTTATATGAATTACCTGGATTTAGCATTTCACCAGATGTCCTATCTTTAATTTCTTGTTCGCAATATTTAAGGATTTTATCTGTTTCTTCATCAGTTTTAAATAAGTATTGTACTGCTTCTCTCCAACCTAACATAGGTTTTGAGATCATAAAGTCAACACCCATTAACTCCTTTACGAAACGGTCATTCCCCTCAAGGATTTTATCTTGATAAGATTTGCATTCAACAGTAATCCCACGGACTAAAAGGTCTCTAGCTGTTTCATCAAGTGATTCCCTAATAGTTTTATAAGTTCTCATCTATCTACTCCTTTTAATAATTTGTTGACATTCTATGTTCATTTACTTTAAATTTTTTTCAGAATATCTCGAATACATTTTCTTTAATTAGACCTAAATCACCCATAAACCCCCAGAAAATACACCACAACTTTCTAAGTCTTTCATCAAAGTCATACATAGAAACTAAATAATTACTTTGTGCCCAAGGTCTATTTTTTAATAAATTGCATAAGTAACCAACTGACTCAATTACTGTATAGGCTGATAGGCCAAAAGAATCTGGATCAGGAACAATTCTCAGTGAGTATGTCGAAAGAAAATGATCCGGTGATTCCATTGAGTCAAGATCAACTCCAAGCATAATCATAGCTGATAAGAAAAAATTTAAAGAATCACCTATTTCTTCCCAGAAGTGTTCCTCTGATTCATGTAAAGCAATTGATGACTCTGTTAATTCTTCAATAAATCTAATCTGAAGCATATCTTTAAATTTCATTTGATCAGATGAGCAATCTATTGAGAAATCATATTCATCCCAATTTTCAATACCCTCAATTTTTTCATAATTTAAAAATTGTTCTCTAGCTAACTTAAATAAGGTATTCCAACTATCTATGTCATTATTATATTTCACATCGATTGTGTTCATTAATAAACTCCTTTATCTTTTTTGATATCTTCATATAATAAGGATCTTCATTATAATTAAACTCAATAACTGATCTTTCAGTTATAAAACTATAAGTAATCTTATTATACTCATTTATAATTTTAATTACGTTTTCAATTACACCATCCATCTGTTCTCGGTTATTCCAATTTAAAGTTGATAGTAATCCAGGGTATGCGTAGATAAATAAATCAATTTTATCTAACATTTCTTTTTTGAAGTCAGGGTCTGAATCATATTTACTTCCACCACGCAAAAGATTACCATATACTTCCTCTTCAATAATGGGGAATCTATCAAATATTTTAATAGAAGTACTTCCTTTTGGTAAAAGTTCATTATTCATAAATTCTACCTGTTTTTCAATCGAGACATTACCTAAGCTATGAACTTGTTTACCGCATAACTCATCTTCTAGAAATTCTGCTAATGTGGTCTTACTTAACCACAGTTATCGCAACCGTATATAACGATATTCATAACTGTAAAAATCCTCCTCAAGAATATATTCTTATCTTCATAACTATATTATCATATATAATGAATATTGTAAACTAAACATCACGTTTATTATCTTCTAAAATTAACTTTATCTGATCTTCTGTAAATTCACAATTATTCTCATAAACATCTTGGAAAGCTACTTCCGGAGCACACCCACTCTTAATACTTTCTTGATATTCATCTCTAATATGTTGTCCACAAACATCTAGATACCATCTTGACCAGTCATCACCATCACATTTCATTGGTAATTTAAACTCAGGTTTCCCAGCATTACACATTAGATAAAACATTCTCTTCTTAGCTTCTTCAATATTCCAAAGTGGAGCCTCAGCAATAACTTCATCATGAACAGGAATTAATAAGTGAAGATCAAGGTCATTTAACTCTTTATCAAAGTGGATATCACGCATACCAATTTTTGTCATAGTAGCTGCTCCACCCTGTATTGGTGAATTTTGGCTTTGTCTTTCTGCTTGAGCAATAAAACCACTATTATTAGTAATTTTTACTTTATCATATCTTAGGGCATCATCAATAATTTCTTTCCTTTTCTCCACACTAAATGTTTTATCAAGTAATTGAGAATACTTATCAATGATGTTTTGGCTAACTTCCTTTATAACTAAAGGTGAGTCAATTAATGGGTTAAAACTACTTGAGTCTGTCTCTATAGATTCAAAAGTATATTTAGGTAAGGAAGCATCAGGTAAATTTCTTCTTCTACCCCAAATATCTTCAACATACCCAATTTCTCTAGCTTGTTTATGCATTCTTTCTACCCATTCCTTAGCACCGGGATAGTTAGTAAAGAAATTATCAACAATAGCTTTTGCTTCCTCTTTATCCTCTTTGGTTACCGGGCCTGGGTGAGATTTGATCTGTTCTGCAATAGAACTAGTACCACGCCCATACATTAACGTAATTATCTATTATTCCTAATAGTACTGACTATTTCATCAACCATATGGTTGCGATGCGCTTCAAATGGTAACATCTCCACCTTACACTCTTACATTCATCAGAGTTAGTCGATACACTTTATTTCACTGTTAATAAAATCTTAGCACGGCATTAACTTTAACTTAATAATAAGCTTTTGCCGTTAGCCTAAAGTTATTTGTTCTTATCTTTAGACACCTGCTTGTAATCGCAGTTCACATCGTTATTCGACACATATTACTATGTGAAGGGGCTTAATGTTTTAGTCCAAGAGTACAAAAATTAACCCAATACAATACTCTTGGACTTAGTTCGTCGTTGTTTACCTTCTAAATTAAAGGTTCCATCTGGTCTGAATTCACAACACTCAGAATATGGCATATTATAAACACTCGAAGCTACCTCTGAATATAAATCTTTTCCGGCCATTAAGGCTGACAATAGAGTTTCATCACCACATGTTTGTGCAAATACCTTAACTTCCTGAGCAGACTTTAGGAAAAGTCTGCACCTAGAAGTTGATATCTTCTACGAGTTTTTAGACTTTTCATTTATATCACCACCTTTCTTGGATACAAATTTGTATCCTTCTTGTAAATATTTATCTATTTCTTCTTTTTTGGCTCGGGTAACTTTATTATCTTTAATCATCTTTTTGAACTTAAGCTACCTCCACTCTAATTAATCTACCTGTTGTACTTTTACCAATACTTTTAACTATTTCACCGCCATCGAGTATATCATCAACTTGCAGTTCTGATACCCATTTATATGAGCCATCAGCCATTAAACATTCTTCTTCAACAGGTATCTCATATAACCCATTATTTTGTTTATTAAATTCATTATAATTTATAGTAGGAACAAACATACACCTTACTGAAGTTATTTGACCTCTGGCTGGGATGTTTTGGAAATTTGGTGAAGTTGAACTAAATCTTCCGGTAACAACATTTTTATCTTCTCGACCTAGTTGATTAAATTTTGGGTGAATTCGACCATCTCTTGGGCTAGCAACCAATGGTATCGCGTCAATATAAGTACCAAGATATTTTTCATATTCTCTTTTCCTTAGGATTAAATTAATTAATGGTAATTTATCTTTTATAATAAGTAATGTTGCTTCATCAACAACTTTTTTACCGTCTTTATCAACCTTTAATACTTGAAGAATATCATATAAGAATATTCCTAATTGAATTGATGAAGTCAATTCAATTGGATCTGATAACTGTTCATTCATAGATTTCTGTTGTTTACCATTTTTGGTCGGATGGAAATTTGCTGAAGACGAAGATCTCCACTCAGAAATTATCTCTCTATATTTACCCATTTCAACTTCAATAGCGTGATTAATATCATCAAGTTTCAAATGGAATTTTTTGCTTAATCTTTGTGCAAATTCATTATCAAGACCTACTCCACGTATTTCCATCTCAGAGACAACTGTTACTACAGGCATCTCAATATTTAAAAATAAATTGTATAGTCTCTCGTTTCCCCGTTTTTCATATTGACTCTTCTGATATTCGTATAATTTATATGTTTCATAGGCATCAGTAGCAGCATATAAAGCAAACAATTCAGGTGGGTATTTAGGAAACATTTCTACGTTAAATAATTTCTCAATATTATATTTCTCTTGTTCTGGATTAATTTTATCTTTATATTGAAACTTAAGGCCTGCTTGTTCATTTTCATTTAGTATCTGAGCACCGATCATAGTATCCCAGTAAATAGGTAATTTAACACCACAAGTATAATATAATACTTTATAATCGAATTTACCATTATGATAAATTACCTTTACCTTATTATTAACTAATCTTTTAAATTGGACAGTTAACTGATCTTCTGATAATTGATTCTCTAAACGAATATTAGTATAAGGATCTACATGGTTTATTGGAATATAAGCATTTTTCATACCCGGTGTATAAAGGCATGGTCCAGCTAATTTACAAGTATACGCATCAGTAGCAGGTTTATCAATATCATCACGAGTACCAATAGTTTCTGTATCTACTGAAATAACACCATTTTGAATTGCCTTATCAATATATTTTTCTAATTCACTATAATCATAGATGCAGATAGTATCATCTTTGAAATGGCCCAAAATGCGGTTTACTTCAGTTGTTACTAATCTTAATTTTTCATCAAAAGGAACATCGTTTGATGATAATTGTTTTTCAACAGTTACTTCTTTTACCTTTTTAGGTGACTTTAATTTGGTTAAAATATTTTTAGTATTATCCATATCAACACTAAATGAATCAAATAAACTCTCTTGGATAATTGGCATTATAATATTTCCTCCTAGTAAAAATTAGGGTGGATATTCTCCACCCTATTTATTTTAGTATACGACTGTTCTTGGTTGTGGATTAATTGATTGTTGTTGAGTTTTAGGTGTATCTCCAACCATATTTTTAACTATTACTTCTAACTCTTCTTTTGTTTTATTTAAAACGTTAGTCCCAATTAAATCATAATTATCAAATGCTGAGAAATCTTTTGGATATAATTGTGCATTGTAAACTTGTGGGTTCCCAAACATAATATCATAATCTGTTTGCATATCACCAGCTTTACCTCTACGTTTTACTTTAAAAACACATTCACTAATATCACCATACTCGGTAAATAAGTTAACTAAAGTATCCATAAACTTAGCTGGTCTATCCCATACTCTAGCATATGGAGTAATTGTTCCATCTTCATTTCTAACATATTCAATCATTTTTACGTAAAATCTGTTTTGAACTTTAACACCAGCTGCGCATAAAGGACAATCAGTAATTCCATTTTTCAAATCATTTAAACAATTAATTTTCTTGTAATGATCTTCTGCCGTACCTGGATGAACTGTAATAATATTAAATTGAGATGGATCTGAGTAGCAGAATCGTACGATGCTTTCATCACCATCATCTTTTAATTTGAAATTCCAAAGTGATCTAGTACTGCTTTGTCCTTCAGTTTTTTTCTTTTCTTTATTTGCTTGTAATTCTAAGTATTCTTTTCTTGTAACATAACCCATTATGGGCACCTCTCTTTCCACATATCTAAAATTCTTAGGTAATATTAAATTACGATATAATTATACAACAAATTATATCAATTGTAAACTATTTTTATTTATAAATTCATACCGATCTATTTGTTTAAGTGATGAAAACTCTTCTTTTGAAAGATCATTAACATCTCTGTTATCATTAAAAATAACTACGTCAACTAATTTATTTCTGTATATATACTCACATAGTTTCTTTGTACCTTTAATACCTGCAGGATCATTATCGAGTGCCAATATAAAGTGATTAACTCCAGTTTTGTTTAATTCTTTAATTTGTTCTGAGGGAGCTCCTGCCCCAAATAAAGCAACAGCATGATACCCCCAACCTTCTAAAGTTAAAGCGTTAATCTGAGATTCTACTACGTATACTTCTTTATAATTATTTCTATAAACATTATCCAGTAAATAAATATATTTTTTATTAGCCTCTTTATCGATAATAAATTTTTTATTATTTACTGATCTTCTTGTTAAAAATCTTAATTTGCCTAGATAATCTCTAACTGGGAATACCAAACACTCAGTTTTTGGATCATATTTGATTTGAAATTTTGATATTACCTCTGGGGTAAGTTTTCTCATTGACATATAAGGGTGATAATTCTCAAATGATTCTAGAACTGACTCATCCATGATGATATCTGAATTTTTATAGATGGTAATATCAGGGAAAACAATATCTCTGTGAGTAAAGTCACCACCAAAATTAGAAATAAGCCATTCTTCAGCTTTAGAAATAGAAATATCCATTGACTCAGCTATAAAATTTTGTAGAGGGCCTTTAAGTCCACAAGTAAAACAATTTCCAACACCATCATCATTTCTAATAAAACAGGATGGCCTTGATTCATGGCCATTACTGTGTTTTGGACACGTTATCATAATATCTGATGAACTAGACCTTCTTACAATATCCAATTTACCATTAGAAATTTCAGATTGAACTTTTTTTAAGATAGTAAATGCATCTTCTGTTAAGGTTCTATTTCTTACTACTATCATTATTTAAATATATCGTTCCTTTCCTCATTGTTGTTTGTCGGAGAATATTTATTCAATAATTCATTAGCTTCGTTTAATGAATCTTCATCTTCTAGATCTTTCTCCTCTGGTATATAAGTGAAATTTCCTTTATCAAAGTCAACTGCATATTTAATTTGTTTAAATGAACCACCATCTCTACTTTTGGCTATATGAATTGTCATAATATCATCTTTAGTAGATAAAAATAAAATAACAGTACTATCTTGTGAGATCTTATCTGAATTAGAAATATTTTCTGTTCCGGCGAATTTTCCTTCATCTATTGATGATCTGTTTTGTTGAGATACAGTTATAATAGGAATTCCTTTTCTTACTTGTAATTGTTTTAGATCACCTGAAATGTTAGCAGCAGACTCAAAAGTAGTTCTACCATGCCTATCATCCTGTAATAAAGAATGTTGGTCAATAAATAAAATATCAAGATTATATTTTTCAACGAATCCTCTTAGGGCGTTTACACCACACAAACCATCAACCATATTAGGAGTTAACACATATAAACTACCTTTATGATTATCTTTTAAATTATCTAAGTATCTTTTATAACCAACAGCAGCTTCAATATTACCATGAGTTAATTTACCATTAGAGATATGCCCCATGAGAGTATCAAATCTATATGCAACCTTATTGACACTCATTTCACCTGAGAATAATCCTACTCTTAAACCCCTTTCAACTGAAGCAGTAATACTTTTCAATAAAATCCATGTCTTACCAGTACCTGAACGTGCAGCGATAGTAGCATATTCTTCATTTCTATCCCATCCACCGATGATCTCATCAAGTTCTCTAAATCCAGTTGATATATAATACTTATTGAAGTCATTACATTTATCAATATATGAATCATATCTAGAAATATCATTTAAAATATCAACTGCTTCTAGATGTTTACTAGATGTTAACTTATCTGAGAAAGAGGAAATCATTTGAGTTACTTTATCTGTTTCACCTTTTAATAAAGGTTCTTTAATTTTGTTTACTAACTCAATAATGTTAGTTTCTGTCTTTTCTTTATTTAACTCAGAGATCAAATAATCTATAGACTCATTTACTTCAATAACTTCAAAATCAGGAAATGTCTTTAAGAAAGTAGACATATCAGGTAATTGGTTATATTTATTAAAATGATTTAAAATAAATTTAAATTCATTTCTTAATTGAGGGAAATGATCTAATGATAAACCTCTCGTTGTTAATAAAGATGAATCACCTCTAGATAATAAATAATTCAATGTTTGAATTTGTGTAATCATAACTAATTATTATTTCTCCATTCTTTTGATAAAGCTCTCATATCAGACCCTCTTAATTCGATTACTTCAGATAGGTTAACTACTCTGCTAGACAATCTCTCACCTAAATATGAAGACAACTCATCAGGTTTTACATTTGAAGTATAGATGCATGACTTACCTGTTGATAAACGAGTGTTTATATACGAAAGTAAATGATCTAACTCAAAGTTGGTACCTGCTCTAGTAGTTAACTCATCAAAAATCACCAGGTCACAATCTAAGATATTTTCTTTAATATGTTGGATATAATCACTTTTTTCTGAGATATTATCTTTTAAAGCTAATAAAAACTGTGGAACATGAATAAACAATGCCTTACATTTCAGCCCAGTTGTTGGCCAAATATTATTAAAATATGATTGTAATAGTTTTATTGCCCACGCAGTCTTACCATTACCAACTGTTTCTGAGTATAGATATAGGTTATTACCTTTTGAAATAAAATTTTTTATATCAGATTTGATATCTCCTAATCGTTTAAATGATTCACTATCAACATTATTCACACCTGAAATTATTTTTAATTTTACATCATATCTTTGATTCAGTGAGATATTGGCATTAGTATATAAATAATCTAATTTTACTAACCTTATACAACTAGGAGAATCACAATCAACACAACTGCAATCATTCTTTAACCAACATTTACTACTATCCACGGTTACCTCCTTTAATACTCATCAATTATTTCTATATTATTGATATCGATATTATTTTCATTTGAACGTTGTTTTGGGGTATTCTTTTGGTATTCAGATAGATAACTTTCAAATTTATCACTGAATAAAGTATCTGGCCTTAGATAGGCATCACTCATTTGGCCATTACTAAATTTAATAGGTTTCTTTCCCCACTGTTCATATTTACATAATATAACATTTTTCATATCTTGTAAACTAAAACCTTGTTTTATTAGTGATTTAATTTTCCGCTTAGTCCCATTGGTTGTTTTCTTAAATGAGGTATGGCACGTAGTGTTCATAAAATCAATCACCTCATCGACAGTCTCTTGTAAACTCTTTTCTTTAATATATTTATTATTTTCTAAAAGAGAATCAGTATTATTTATAATTTTATTATTATTTTTTATATCTATATTATTGTAGGAAGTATTTTCCGTTATACCAGAAGTATCTTCTTGTTCACCAGAAGTATTTTCTGGTAGAGAGGAAGTATCTTCATTGCCAGAATTATCTTCATTATTGAAATTATTAATAATATTAAAATTAATTTTATAGGTAGCAGACTTAGCATTAGGTTCCCAGTATTTAATTACTAATTTTGAGTCAGTTAGAAATTTTAACGAGTTACCACATGATCTTTTTGAGTATTGAGTGAGATCTGATAGATATCCGATACTACCATGATAGTCACTTTCACCATCTTGTGAGAAACCATATATAATTGAATAAACGTCACGATCACATCCGCATAAACCTAATTTACTCATCATCCACCCATGAATTACAAAAAATCTTGCATCAATATTACGCATTAACATACTCCTTTCTTAACTCATATAGTAAACCCTTTATTTGATAATTTATAATCTGTTTACTAGTATGTTTAATTTCATTAACATATCTATTATATTGTTGTTTTGATATCCCGTAAACTAAGTTGTAATAATTATATTCATTACAATTTATTTCCTTTATTTGTTTGATTATTCTATCAGTAGAAAATTGATCTGAATTCCCAAAACAAATGAAATCTAAAGCAAAACCTTTTACAGGATAATTATGATCAAAATAATGAGTTATTAAACTTCTGATTTTAGTATTATCTGAGTATTCTGTTTGATTGAATATTAGTAACCCATCAGAGGCATCATTATATTCTTCTCTAAAAGAATCTATACTTAAATTATTAAAATTAGACTGCCTTTTATCAGCTGTAAGGCTAGAAAGGATAATGGATCTCTGTCTCCTAAGGGCAATATGAAAAGCTTTATCAGGGGCTGATTTATCACCATATAGTGAACTATTCTCACTTTCCCAAACTCTTTTAGATAACACATAATTTACTGCATCTATTACAATATCATAACATTGATCAAATGGTATATGACGGTTAACTGATCTAAACACTTTACCAGAATAACCCCATACTCTACAAATAACACCTGCATAGTATTTTTCATACAAATCAGTATTTTCATATTCTATTGTTTTAAAAAATAATTCATTGATATTATACTTTTTCCAACTTACCTCATCTGCAAGTTTTCTATAACTTTTATATACATCTTCTAACATCTATCTCACCTACTAAATAACAATCATGTTTTTTCTATTAAATTCACTAACAGGATCATGTCTATTATAATTAGTTAGCATATAAGACCTTATCTCTTCAGGAGATAACTCAATACATTCACTAAATATAGTTGCCATAAAATTCATATTATCAAGCAATTCATCTTTATTAAGTGGTTCATAATTTAAAACCATACGTTCTTCTGAAGTTTCTGATATGATCATCCCTGTATGAAAACCTTTAATAGTATTTCTACTAAAATACTCATCTGAGAAACACCATATAGAAACAGTTTCTTTTTCTCTTAATAAGTCGGCATGTGAGTCATTGATAAAAAATAAATTCAAATTTTTAGGTCCTCTATTTACATTAATTAACCCATAAGGAAGACCATGACCCATCATAATAATTTTATTATGATTTCTAATTTGATCTACTAACTCACTATTTCTCATATTACCATCATTTATAATATCATAATTTTTATCTTTATAGATTAATTTTAAAAAATCTGTGCTTCTGTCATCTAGATGAATAACCAATACATCACTCATATCTACCTCTCTAATTACTACCTTATCATTATACAACAAAATAAAAAGGAAGTAAACTAGAATTTACTTCCTTTTATTAATTCTAACAGTTCTTCTCTTTGTAATGAATCATCAATTATGTCATCACTTAATTCTTTTTTCTTTTCAACTAATGAGAATACTCTTTCATCAATAGTGTTTTCAGCTATTAATACATAAATAAAAGCCGGATTAACGTTATTAATACGGTGAATTCTATCTGTTGCCTGCTCAAATAGGGCATATGTCCACGGTTCATCAAGCATAATCATATAACTAGCAGCATTTAAGGTTACACCTGTTGATGTTTTAGAAAATGTTCCTAGAAATACTTTATATTTATCATCTGTTTGAAATTTATCTATATTCTGGGATACTTCATCATCTGAGATGTCACCCGTACCCAATAATGGATTATATTTTGATAATATATTTTTTAAGATATTCAATGGCTCTTTAAAAGTAGAAAATATAACAACTTTTTCACCATTACCTACTATCTCATCAACTAGTTCAATCGCTCTTTTTACTTTACATGAATCTATTTCAATTGAAGTTGTTAAGACAGATGGGCACGTTGAGGCCTGCCTTAATCTGATAACCAAACCTAATAATGATGTTGTTTTTATCTCAACACGGTCTACTTCATCTAAAACACCTTTAGAAATATCATCATAAAATTTTAACTGCCTATCACTCATTTCAATATATTCAGGTAAAATAGTTTTTGGCGGTAATTGAAATCCTAAACGATCCTTTGTTCGCCTGATTGAACATTCACCTATTTCTTCTTTTAATACATCTAGATTTTTGTATCCTACTATTTGATTGTGTCCAAATTTTTGTTCATAAATACAATAGAATTGTTTAAAATTAGTCCAGGTACCCTTTTCTTTTCCAATGAATTTTAAAGGTACATATGAGTCCATTGGCTCATTTACTAATAAGGTACCAGTTAAACCTAAATGTGACTTACCTACCTTAGATAATTTTAAGAAATTCTTACCTTGAATACTTCCAGGATCTTTTACTCGATGACACTCATCTATTACAATCATATCCCACTTATTAACACTATTTAAAATAGCATCTATAACTAAGTTATCTCTCAATGATTCTATGTTTATAATAACGAAGAATTCATCTATTTTATTATATAATTGATCAGCTCTTTCTTTGATAGATGCATATTTAACAGTACCTTTTTTGGTTATTTGTTTACCTATAATTATACAATCAAGTTCTGAGTGTTTATGAATCTCCTTTTCCCAATTGGTTTTTAATGAATTAATCCCACAGATAACAAGACAATGTCCATAACCTTCTTTTTCTTTTAACTCTTGTGCGGCATAGATTGTTTGCAATGTCTTTCCAGTACCTGGCTGATCCAGGAGTAAAATATTTTTATTATCAACAATGTATTGTATTCCCTCTTCTTGATAACTAAAAGGTGTTGTTTTATAATTTTTATTTAATAATGTTTTAGTTTTCTCAATATCCGGTAATAAATTTATTTCAATATCACTAATATATGTTAAGTTATCTATTAAAAATGATAATTTATTTGTTGGTAATTCCCATATTTTTAATTTTTTATTCCAAACAGAATCTCCTGCTTCTTTTATAATTTTAATAACCTTTTCATCAAATGGAAACTCTATTGATAGTGACGTTTCACCTACTACCTTTATTGATGGTATCTCAGTTATTTTAATCATTAAATAAGTCGGTTTCTCTTAGTTTTAATTTAGCAGGTTTATTTATTTCAACAGTATATTCATCATCAAATTTATCTTCAGGTATAACATCAAAACTTAAATCTGCAATTATCTTCAATTTAGTACCGCATCCATCACAAATATATTCTTCTTCAAGATCCATGTCATCCCCAGTGTAGAATTCAACTTTTCCTTGGTTATCTTTAATAACTTCTTTTTGATCTCCAAAAAATGATTCAGGGATAAATACTTCAGATGGAACATAGGTTTGTCCGCAAACAGGGCAAACAATTAATGGAATTTTCTTTTCTATATTCATAAAGATCTCCTTTACTATATTTGAACTAGGTCTCAGCTAAAGCTAAGACCATTCCTGCTCAAGTGCCATAACTGGCACAGTATCAACAGGCTCACCGGGTAGTCCCTACCCTGTATAATTATTTTAACACAACTTATGTTGTGAGTAAACTAATTCCAGCTAATCTAATATTTTCAGCAGCGTTGATATCTCTGTTGTGGATAGTCCCACAATCTGGACATGTCCATTCTCTAACAGAGAGATTAGAGACTATATCTTTATGATACGTTCCACAAACTGAACATACCGTAGATGTTGGAGTCCATTTGTCTATCTTTACAAATTCTTTACCTCTATCTTCTAGTTTGTACTGTAGAAAAGATCTAAACATTCCAAACACATTGTCCATAGTTGCTTTGCCTAAAGTAAGACATTGAGACATAGCTCTTAAATTTATATCTTCAACACAAACAATATCATATTGGTTAGCAAGTTGTGTAGAAAGTTTATGACAAAAATCTAAACGAGAATTGGCTATCTTCTCATATACTTTTGCAACTTTCTTTCTTTGCTTTTGATAATTGTTTGAGTTTAATTTCATGTTTGCTAATTTTCTTTGTTCTTTAGCTAACTGATCTTCATACTCTCTAAAGAATTTAATCTTTTCAGGAGAGTTTCCAAAGTTATCTACATAGAAATCAGGAGATGAATAATCTAGACCAATTGAATTTTCTAAGTTTATTTGATAATTTGGTTTTTCTCATTCGTATTCGACTAAGATACTTACAAAGTATTTTCCAACTGCATTTTGAAAAATTGTAGCTGATTTTATTTTACCAACAACATCCCTAGATTTTCTAAATCTTACTCTACCTAGCTTAGGAAGAACTAAGAAATGATCATCTTCAAGCCTTATTGATGTTGAGTCTTTATTCGCTATATTAGTTGTATAACTTCTTTTCGAAAATTTCTTTGACTTAAATTTGGGGAATCCAATATTTTGTTTCTTTTTGAGTCCTCTGAAAAAATTAGAATATGCGGCATTCAAATCTAATTGAGCATTACCAAGTGCATGACTATCTACTTCAGACAGCCATTCAAATTCTTCTTTATATTGTGCTGGAGAAACTTTTAAATTTATTTTATCTTTTTCTCAAGCTTCTTTTTTTGTCAGCTAGCATTTTATTGTAAATAAAGCGAACACAACCAAAAGTTTTATTGATCAAAATAGCTTGATCTTTAGTTGGTTCAAGTTTAAATTTGTATGCTTTGTTTTTTGACCATGATTTCTCCCTTGGTTTTCTATATACTCTCTTATTGTCATTTCTGACACATTACCTATTGAGCTAATAAAATAGCCATCAGTTCAAAAAGTATGTTCTTTTCATAAATAGTTTGAAAAATCAAATCTTTTTCAAATGTGATATGTAGTGTATTGTTTAAGTACTCTTACTAGATTTGAAAGATTTGTTGTTGGCAATGTTTCTATTAAGTAGTGAATATGATCTAAATCAGACTCAACATACTTAATAGAACAACCATGCTTTTGCACAATTTCATCAGATAATTTTTTTATTTCGATTGAAACATTACTATCCAATAATTTTAATCTGTATTTACAAACTAAAATCACATGAAATTGCAATAGAAACTTTGAATGATTTCTTGACTTAAAATTATTTTTGTTTATTCTCCTCACTGTCAAGGTACATCTTCAAAGCTTTTTTAACTACACTTGTCATAGAGTAGTCATTTTCCTCTAAATACCTAATTAGTTGTTTCATTAGAGGGTTGTCTGGCTTTATTGACGCCACAATTCTGTCTGTTGCTTTGTATTTTTCCATATATTAAATTTAGCATTAGATTTTTACAAAAATTTTAATTTTTACAAAATAGATGCAATTCACAAGGCTAAGCTAAAGCATACCTTATATCTTGCATCACTTTTTTATAAAAAGTAAACTATTAAAAAGAGAGGATTAATCCTCTCTTAATTTCCACCTGCTTCAGGTTTTCAGTTTCCATTAACATTAACATAGAATGAACAACCATCTGAATCATACATTAATTTCCATTCACCATTAACGTTTACATATGCTACCGGAACTTGAACTCATTCACCATTTATTTTAACATATTTACCACTTGAAGACCAGATGCCATAAAATTGTTCTGTGTCTTTACTGTCCCAGTCAGTGATAGTGATTACCTTAATTTCATAAGGTAATTTAGGCTCACTTCCTACTTCGATAAGATTTCTATATCTTCCCTTTTTATCTGTTCAACTAGAAGGTTTATCTTTTACTCATCCAGCAAAAACCCACTCACCGTCGGTAGATCCCTTATCCGGCAATCCTACATCATAAATTCTTTCACCTCTAGAATTAACACTTTCAATAGTGTAGGAGAAGTCTTCAGTATAAGAGACACCGTTATAGTAATAATTTTTTCTACCTGTTAATTCTTTTGGTTTCCAAATAGTATATAATGTTACAGTAGTAGTTGAATTTGAGGTAAAGAATCTATCATCAATAGTAGTACCAGTAATTATACTAGAATCTGTTGGTGATACATTTTTATCAATATGCCAACCAACAAAAGTATAACCAAATCTTTCAGGTATAACTTCAGGTTTCCCTATAGCAGTACCGAATGTTTTTGTTTGAGTAGACGGTTTTGATCCAGTTCCTCAAGTTGGTTCTGGTAACTTTCCAATTGTTGTATCAGAAGATCCAAGTGCAAATGATACATTATATATACGTGGAGTCCAATCACCATAAGCATTTTGATTACCATCTTCGGTAATCTCTTGTCCTTTTGATAGCTGTTCACCATTTCACTTCCAGAAATTAAAAGTATACCCTAATCTAGAAGGTGAATCTAGTATTGATTGTAATTTGTTATTAGTAGATGTAGAAGACTCTGTTCATTGTGCATAGAATTCTCGATTTCCTGATAGTGGTTTTATAGTTTCAATTCCATCTGCCTCAAAAAAATTACCAAACCCGTTATTTCAACCTGACAAAGTATATGATGTTATAATTTGTCCACCAGATATGTCAGACTCACCAATTTTACTTCCACCTTGATAATCATAAAAAGACATCTTATACCCAGTTCTCTGTGTTACAGTATTATCTTTAGATATTTTATACTTAGAAAAGTTAATCGTTTCACCCAGGTATCCATCACCTGATTTTACTTCTTGGCCGTTATCATAAAAATAATACTTCAATTGGGTTTTCGCAAATACAACTTTAACAGTACTATTTTCTGTTATTTCTGGAGTAGTATACGTTGAGCTAGTTCCGGCCGAAGTTTTAGGAGCATTATTAAAATACCAACAATCAACTACATATCCAGAATCTACATTAGCTGTAAATGTAGCAGTTTTTTTGTACTCTACTGTTGTTGAAGTAGGTTTTACAGAACCACCGCTTCCACTAGCAGATGCAGTTACTGTATAGGTATTAGCATTAACTTCTGGCCATAGCTCTAGAGCCTTCATATCAGAGGTTATATCAATATTTACTATACCTTCTGTTGGTAAATATACTGTGGATCTAGCTGAAGATCCTGTTGATATTTCTCCATATCAATGGTCTATAGTATAACCCACATGAGAATATTTTAATGAATATAAAACATCTCCATAATTACATTGATATGTTTTTTTAATAGTTCCTGATGGAATATTGATTGTTTTAATTGAAGTTCCACTAGAGTCATAATGATACCCAGTAACATTACCACTTCTTGATAATTCTGTATCGTATGTATGTATAACAACATTTATTGACATACTATCTAGCCTCCATATTTAAGCCAGATGTCACCGTTATTTCCACCAGATGGATTAGAATTACTAATAGTTATTTTAGCTCCTGCTGTTAATGTTCCATTATTCACATAAACAATTTGATGATCTGTTCCTATTGTAGAAGTTGAATCTTTGACAACGCCATCGTTATCGAAGTAGATTAATTTATTACCAGAACCACCTTTGTTACCTAAGTTATCTAGGCTATTTTTATATTTAAGATTGAGAGCAAGCGTTTTCTTGTCAGATGATAAAGTAAGACCTGAATTATCTCCCACAACTAATTGCTCTTGAAGCTCATCTAATCTTGTAGATAACGTTTTTCCTGACTTACCTCATTCGATAACATCTGTAGTAAGTCTTTCTTGGTTAATAATATTATTAGATGAGTCTGTTATTTGTAATGAATAAGTTGTATAATTTTCATCAGAGCCATTAACAGGATTACCCTCTGAAATATCTAAGCCATAAAAAATTGAATTTTGATCTAAATTATCAATTGATAAATTATCATGTCTAACCAAACTGAAACCGTTATTTTCAACTTTAATTGATGCAACTAAATTTGGAGATTTTGTCCAATTGGTTACTTCGAAATAATAACCATGAATAACTAATCGTAATACATTATTTTCATGTGATACTACATAGCTACCGTTAGGTCTATTGATAATGGCATTAATTATATTTACAAAATTATTTTCACTTGTTAGCTTGCTTGTCTGGTATTGGTTTCTATATGTTGAAGGAAACACACTAACGTTTGAAGATGATATATAACTCATAAAATATTTTTTCCTCTCCTTAGCCTACTGTTGGGCTAACTTTCATTGTTCATTCTATTTCTAGACTTATGTTTCCACTTACAATAATAGAAGAGTCGCCTAAGTCTAGAGTAGCAAATAATTTTCTATCATACCCTCTGCTGTAAAGGTTAAATCCATTTATGGACATACCAGATGTTAAAGATGTTTCAGGTATGATAAATTTTAGAGTACCACCTGCTCAGATATCAGTTGATCCTGTTGATGGGCTGGTTCTTCCCAAGACTCCTTCATCTGGTATACCGGCAGAGAAAATTTCAGTTAAAACACCATCAACTTTTCTACAAGGGATAATTATTCCAGGTCGTTTGGCTATAACATAATCACCTAAAAGAGCATCTCTAATGTATTCACACAAAGCCTGTGTTGCCTCATTGTGGCGGGTGAAAGATCTTATCTTTCTTCCACCCTGAACCACAGTTATTTTAACATTACCGGCTATATTATTGTTTTCTTTAACTTTAACCTCTTTAACTTCATTATATAAAGTTATTTGTTTTTTCTTTTTTGGCAAAATTATTCCTCCTTCAAACTAGGGTCTCATCTATTATTATATACGTATGTTCTAGTAATTATTCTGTCACTTGAGTTATTATTTCCAACATATAAATAATCACCTCTACTTAGATCACTATATTTAACTTTTTCATCATTGTAATAAATGTTGGTATTTAGTAAATCATTAATATTAACTGATTTATATCTAACAATTCTGTAGGTTAATCCTGCCGGTAATAGATATTTAAATAGGTCTTCAATAATGCCAACCGTAACTAGAGCATCTTCAATTCTAATTGTTAGATTATTATTTTCAAAGGTTACCGTAGTGTCATCAACAGTTCCTTCTAAATGTTGAACCTTCATTAAAATACAAATAAGTGCCTTAATTGCCTCGATAGTTCCCTTTCTGATAATTAAGTACTTAAAACAAGAAGTAATTGCCTCTAGATCAGAAAGATCTCATTGGTGCTCAGTAATTAGGTTTAACGTAGTTGCTCTAAGTGAAGCAAGATTATCGTCAATATTAGTATTCCACACTGACATATTATCAATATACATCTTTGTGTAATTGAACATTGCTGTATATAATCTTGCAATCACCTGGAAATCTCTTGATTGTTTACTGTACTCACTTGGAGTATTTTTTACAACATCAATCATATTAAACCACCATGTTACTATCTGTATCAATTCTAGAATTGGCCAAATCTAATTGAGCAATAGTCATTTTATTGGCAACGTTATTTGTATCTCACATAATTAATGGATTATCAAAGGCCTTCATTTCATAAACTATCTGATTGTTGTTAATAGTATAACTCAAATATTTATCTAAATTAATTTCCATTGATGAATCTGGTCTATATGAGTAATAGAACTTTGTACTTGGTTTATCAGATCCACTAATAATACCATTTATTCTTGAAAGTATATTGGTTTTATTTATATTAGTAATATCAATAGATAATTTATTATTAATACCCTTAATAACTGTTAAATCATCAACTATTAAAGTTTGTAAGTTTTTCATTCCAGTAAATGATTCCGGGAATTCCCATGTTAGAACTAATCTTAATTCACCTGTATAAACTAGAGGGGTTGTTCCTCCTGATGTAGACGGTGATAAGAAATACATGTTATTTCCAGTGAGAGTTTTTGAAAGCACTGAAGAAGTATCAACATTATAATCAATGAAATAAATATCTTCCCAACTATCTTCTCCAGACTTTTTCTGCATCTTAGCGTTGAGGTTAATTTCATCACCTTCAATATAAACAGGTACAAGATATTCACGAACATGTTCAGCTGAATTGAAATAATAGAACGGGTATGTGTATGTATAAGTTTGTTTTCTATTTGGATATGACTTATTATAATCAATATTAACAGATCTACCTGGAGTTAGATTTATAGGGTCTAATCCATCAGGAGTTAATACTGCTGTCATTTTTTCTTCTGTCTTATATCCTAAGATGTTAATTGATATCCCATTTTGAGTATATACAGAAACATCAATATTTTCATCACCTAATAAATTTAATTGAATAGATGACTGGATTTTATACCCGGATAAGGCAGTACTGTTAATATGTACTTCTTGGTTTATTCCGTCAGTTCCTCGATAGATTATTTCTTGTGGAGTTGTTGGGCCACAAACTAAATCAAGTCTACTTCTAATTTTATAAAAATTTGAAACTTTTGGTAAAATTGTAGTAGTTCCACCTGACGTATAGGCTATTGTACCATTACAATATACCCATGAGTTATTAATCTTATCACCTGATTTTAATCCTTCTCATCCGCTAATCTTAATAGAATCACCTTCTGATAATGTAATAAAATTCATTTCAACTATCTCAAATGGTGCTTGTGAGAAGTCCATAACTGACCACGGAATTGAAGATGTAATTCCGTTTGTAGTAATAGACTCAATAGTTTGAGTAGTATCTTTATCAATTATCCAATTATTTTTATCATTACTAGACTTCAAAAGTTTAGTCCCAGAACCTAGAATCATCATCTCATCTTTAGTTGAATTGGTATAAATGAAATATTCATTATTGCCTAAAACTCTTTCTTCACTCAGTCCTTTATTTGAGAATAGAGTATTTGTTGAATTATTAACCATCCAATAACAGTTAATATTAGTACCATTTAGAATAGTACTAAATTGAGAACGTTTTGAAATAGTTTGATTTGATGACAATGACATGAATTTTTCATTATCATGGTAAGTACCATCTAAATCAGTTCAACTCTTTTTGGTTCCTGTTGCCGATAATTTATCAGTTTGATTGATATCAAAACTTGATCTAATGATAGTACCAGTAACAGGTACATCAGTTACAGTAACACCATTATTTGTATAAACTAATACTAGTTTTTCATCAGATCTCAATGTATGTTCAGTGTTAGCTCTGATTATACTGTCTGGATCAGTTGATTGATATCTATAATTAACATAGATTCCATATGTATCAGTTGAGTAGTAATTTGGATAAAGGATTTGAATATATTCATTCTTATCTAAAGTATAATTAAGGTTCTCTGTTCCTTCATCATCTGATGCATCAACCCTAATAGTAACAATAGTTAATTTACCAGTTATCGAAGTTAATGTATCATCAGCAGTGTTAATGATATTTGCATCATCTAAACTGAAACTATATGTAGTGTCAAGTGAAGCTTTATAGGTAACATCACTAATAACTTTACTTTCAGTGCCAGTGCCTTGAATAATTTCTAGTCTAAAGGAGTCAACATATACTCCATCTTCATCTGTTTGTAGTGTATATGAAGTTCCCTTTGTTACATTTACTCTACTTTCAGGTGAATCTAAGTTAGGTGCATTAAAATTATAGTAAATTGTATAACCACTAGAAGAACCATCAATGACTGAAGTTGTTGTAGTTGTTTTCGCAGTTGTTACACTTTTTACGGCTGACTGTTTAAGTGGTAATGGGAGTGCTGTTTTAAATGATGTAGCATTATCGATAAATTTACAATCAGATTGCTCATAGTCATAAGTAAAGTCTTCATCAAATTCAAATAAACAGACTCTACCAGCTAAAATATTTTTAGTAACTAAATCAAGTAGTAATACTGATGAAGATCCGGTGAGAGTACCATTTAGTTTTTTCTCTTCATAAATACCATCACTACCAGAAATACTGTTCATAGCATAGGTTTCATATTTATAATCAATATTACAATCTTTAATTCTGCTATCACTATTTAGAATAACTTCTTTTGCAGCTGTAATATCTAAATCTTCACCGAATTCAATATTTCTAGGGTTAAAGTTTTCTGACAAAGCAATATAAATATTATTTATAATATTAGACTTTTCATCAGCAGTAATTTTGTTATATGGTATAATAGTAACATTTAATGGTACATAATTTTTAAAACAGTAAACTTCACCTGATTTAGGATCGTTAAATGTATGGCAAATACATTTACTATCACTTAGATATCCATAATTTAAATTCTCTAAATCATTTCTAACTGAAGATGAAATAGGAGTAAAAGAATTTTGTAAAGCCCTATAAGGATATGATCTATTATAATCTGAAAGAGAAAAATTCTTTAAAGCGTAAACAACTAAATCATATGGAGTCATTGCCTCTGTCAATAAAGAGAAGTCATTTAAATTAATTGTATCGCAACTTTCAAAATTATCTTCAGTGACTCCAATTTTAACTTTTAATTTTTTAGAGACAGAATCATAGTACATATCACCTATGGAAGTACACTCATCAGCTGATCCTTTAAGTCTTAGTGAACATGGTTTAATACTTAAATTAGCCTGATAAACACCTTTACTATCAAAAGTAACTACATTAGCTGATTTATTGTAATCAGTTCTTCTATCCGTAACATAGTTATTTGATACAAGATAATTGACACCATCATCCAATAAATTAATTTTATTTTTATAATCATTACATGAAACTAAAGTATCGAAAGTACCAACAACTTTTTTAAACGATTGGTACATCTCTTCAATTGTTTCAGGGTCTTTGCCATTAGTAATTGCTGAAACGTTATTTAAAGTTAAGTACTCAGTTGACCTAGAATATCCGTCTCTATCATAAAATTCTGTCGGTGTAACAATATTAACTAAAGTGTTAGCACTAACATTACCGGCTTCACCTGATGTTGAAATGTATTGAACTAATAACCCACTTAAAATAATGTTAGAAATATCTGAAGGGAATTCAATATAAGGTAATCCTTTAAATGAGTCATAATCAATTTTATATAATCTAGAACCGGCTGGTTGTGTAGATAAATAATTATTTCTTTCCCAGAATCCATATTCTTTATGCTCAGAATCATTTGAGTATCTGATATAAACACCATTTTGGGCAACCATTGTTTCAGGTAAATAAACTCTATTGTTGTCGTCGATATTTTCCAAGAAAACAGTATCAGAGTTATTTATCGTTAATGTTTGTAAAGTACCTTCAATGAAGTTACATGATGATACTAATGAGGCAGAAGATGGGTTTTCATAATCTATCGAGATAGCTAGATCATCAGCTTGAGTATATGAAACAGTTCCATCAGCGTCAGATACTACTAAGGTAAATCTAGGTATAGTAAAGCTAGTCCCTGAGTAATCACCTTTTGTGGCATTTGGATTTTCCCATTTGAATGATACTTTACCCATAGCTGATACATAATATCTTGGTGTATAGCCATTCATCTCCATAATATTACGGACAGATCTATCTTGTGTAGCACTAGGTAAAAAGTTTTCTAAAACATTTTTATCAATATTATAGTTATTGTGGTCTGTTAAAAAAGCACCTTCTTTTAAAAGAACAACTCCAGGGTCACTTTCATTTGATTGTGAAGGATCTCATCTGTTTGTTAATTCTTTAGCCAGATCAAGCGCCTCTTTATAAATTTGACCAAAGTCTTTTGAGGTATAACTCATTGCTGAGATATTAGGATCTTTCATTTTTACAAATTTCCTTTCATTTGTATAATATATAGATTAAACTTCAGCTTCAAGTAAAACTATTGAGTATAGGTTTGTAGTGAAGTCAGCTCTATTTATCGCTTTTATAGTAATAGTTAATTTACCATTTTCTTCTTTTACCAAGGTTATATCTTTTCTCTCAATCTTTATTTGAGGTATAAATAAACATATTGCCGTGTAGATATTATCAATTAAGATATCTTGTAATACGTAATCATTTTGGTCGAATAGATATTTTTTAAGACCTGTTCCATAATAAGGGTCTCCAAACAGTTCTCCTTTTTCTGACCATAATAACATTTTTAAATTTTGTAATGTTGCGTCATAGTCAGTTACTAAATTTGTTTTAGTACGACTAAACATATCTGGAAATTTAATTGATCTCATTTATCTCCCTCCATTCTCCCCATGATTCACTTTCATAATCATACACACTTTCAAGTCCTCTTGTTTCAGGGTAACCTTCTTTTCAACTTCCCTTGGGTGGGTTTGGGTTATCACTCCATTCAGTTTGTTCAGCTTCTTTGATAACAGTGCCTCCCATTTGAGGATTATCTATATAACCAATAACAGTAAAGTAACCACTATCACCTGGAATATTATATAAATTTTGACCCATATTCAAGGCACCAGGATCTCAGTAATAGGGGAAACCATATGCAGTACAAGTTGTAGTTATTCTAGTTGACTCAACTCTTTCAATAAATAAAACGTGACCTGGTTTATATCCAGATGTTTCTCCAGTATAGGTACAAATAACAACATTTCCAGGTTGAACACCAACTGTAGAGTCTGTTACTGCATATACACTGTTAATCCAGTCTTTGGCATCTCCATAGTGACCACCCGACTTACCATCCCATGGTGGGTTTCCATTTGGTGCAAAAAACGCATTGGATTCACTACTTATACCACTATTGACTGCTGCTTCGGCAGTTCTACCATAACAATACCAGGCACAAGTATGTGGACTCCACCCCCAATAAATATCATTTGTATAAGGGAACACATCTGGTCTGGTTACTGTAGGCCTGGCTGTTCTAATAGTCCAAGTTGGAGTAAATGGCTCTGTCCAAGTATACCATCCTCTGTATTGCAACTTATGTTTAACTCACTTTGCATATAAGTTAAAATCAAGGTGATCATCTTTGCTTATTTTATCAATAACTCGTTCAAGAGTTATACTATCATATCAACCCATAAAGTCATCAGCTTCTTCTCATTCAGCTGGTAATAAAGTAATATCTTTAATACCTCAAACATAATCTTTAGGATTATCTGGGTCGTTAATTCCCTCAGCAAAGTTATAATTAACTAGATAATATCCTCAGATAAGTTGATCTTTGTTATATACTCTCCAAATTTGTTTATCTTTTAATCTAATTCTTAAAATATCTTCTATTTTTAACTTAATTGGCATTATTGAGTTTCCTCTGTAGGTACACTTGTTAAGAAGTATAATGTATTATCTACTGGTGTTATCAGAGAGTAGGTTTCACCTGACATACATAAAATTTTATTCGCAAAAACCTCTACTGGTTCTTCTTCTATTATTTCTTCAGTGCTTTCTCACTTAACATATTCTTTTAAGTACTTTTCTAATCCTTCTTTATCTAGCGATCCTCCACCTGAATTAAGTGTAGCATTATATAAATTAGTGAAGTCTTGAACGGTATACTCTCCAAATTTTGTACTTGGTGGTAAGTTTGCTTGTCCAGTTACTCTCAATTCATTTGTAATAGTATATGACTTAGACTCTGTTGGTATAGAAACAAATAATTTACCTAAAATTATAGCAATATTATATTTTTCATCTTCAAATGTCACAAAGACTGGGTCACCAACAGAATAACCACTATAACTAATAGGGTCAGTACACAATAACGCATCAAATATAGCATCATTTAAAGTGTTATCTGACATCAAGGGTACATTAACCTTAAAGATATTATCGCCATCTTTTGGCATCTCTGTTATATAAGCTTTAGTAACTATCATTATTGCATATCCTCATCTGGGGCTACTCTTAATAAGGTTAATGTTGTGGAATAACCTGAATATCCTACTCTATCAACCTGGTTTTTAATTAAATAGAACCCACTCAATATATGTTTATGGCCATAAAACCAAACATTTAATTTAACATAACTCATCAATACTGCTGGTTTTAATAAACCCTTTAATTTTATAGTAGCAGTTATTGGATACTCAGTAACTCTAGTCCACCAAGTTGAGTCTGATTCCTTAAAACTAAAATTAGTACCCATCAATTGTGGTGAAAATATGTACTCAACTTCACCTTTACTGTCAATTCTTTTTATGTAATCAGAATTACCTAGATCCCTATTATAGTTATAATACATCGACCAGTTCTCATCATTATTAACACTGAAGTCAGTAATTACATTTGATGATGGGTAGCCAATATCAATGTTGTAAGTACATAACTGATTCAATGAATTTGATGACTTTTGAATTTTTTGAACTTTAAAATAAGCTCCACCTATAGTACCGGTGGTGTCTTCAAAAGTAGCAAGTGAATATATGTTTGACTTGATAGCTGAATTACCACTACCTTCTGGTGCCATATAATCAACTAGAGTCGAAATATATTCAAGAATAGAAACGTTTGTGCATGTAGGTATTTGAGTAGGTTGATCATCAGTCGCTATCAATCCTAGTTGTTCAACTAACGACCGATCTCTCATTCCCACAAAAACATCAGTTAAATGATATGAGCTTTCATATAGTTTTTGAATAATAATATCACTAGGTTTAGCATATACTGACGGGAAATTATAGGTACCGCTAAGTGTTAATTTTGCAGCAGACACAGCTTCTATAGTATAATCGATAACTGAAGTAGCAATATTAAACCTATTAGTAACTTTAGTAATAATAGCTTCTTCATCTCTATAAATATAATCTGGTAACATAAAGTCACCATAGGTAATTGAAATCTTTCTAGTTGTTGAAACTGAACTAAGTAATTTTTCAAAGAAATTTGGGTCGTTGTTTTCTGTAATAGGATATTTTATTGTTAAACTATATTGGTTAACACTGCCATTAATTTTCTTTATACTTAATTCCTGAACGTAATTTGGGTATTTATTCGTAACCGTAGTAACGACACCATTGGCAGTATTTTCAACAGATGTCTTTCCCTCATAAACCCCCATAGTAAAACCACCTAATTGAACTCTAATAAAAGGTGCTTCAACTAAGCAAACTGTTGAAATTAAAGATGTAGGGCCATTCGATCTACTTAAAATATCACCCATAAATTATCTCCTATTTTTTGTATCTGATCCCACTTAATGATGGAATATATAAAAAATTATAATTTTCTTTTAGATTAGTATATGAATCATTTATTCTATTAAAATCAGCAATGATCCAGAAGAAATCAGGTCTACCATAATATTTTAAAGCAAGAGAGTCTAGAGTATCAGTATCTTCAACTGTATGTAATGTATACTCAGTATCTTGCCTCAGGCTTCCTGTAATACCATACACATATTTTTTATCATTTGTATTATAGTAATAGGGGAAGATAGCATATCTTGAAGTGTAATTATAGTCTTTTTTTCCTTTATTAATTAACACACTCATCTATTTACCTCCTCATACTCTTGGAGTAATTTTTTGGTTAACTGATTTACTCTTAATATCTTCATTACTTCCACTAGCATTATTAGTATCTACAGAATTAACTGTGTTCATAATTGGGCCTAATGTCTCAGATTTAAATATTCCATCTTTAAACGTTCTGGTAAGACCTCTAAATGATCCCTCAGAGGCAACTGACACTGCATCATATGGATCTGACTCTGTTATATTAAATGATATCTCACATTGAATATACTTATTATTTACGGTGATAGGTTTCTTCCAAGTAATTGAAATTTCAGAGTTAATAACACCTTTTATAAAAATATTATTACCAAATCTAACGGCTACCATTGGTGGAATAACACCCTTAGAGCCTCCACTATAACTATTATATTTTGGTAGAGAACATGATTGCAAATATTTTATTAAAGTATCTACATAGTCATCTCCTCTGAAATCTACTACATTATCCTTTAAATTAGAGATATCTCTGTTAAGATCATTCATCATATCACGATGTAATGTTAGAGAAATATGGACACTTCTAGGTCCTGAATTTTTATAAGAAAATACAGGTGCTGATCTTGATAGTGCTTGTGTTTCTTCAAATGATGATCTCATCGAATCTTGAATAGAATCTGGGTATGTAGGTATTAAACAAAATTTCTCTAAGTGGTATAAATAAATGTAATTATCTAATAAACTAATTCCTTTATTTTCCATAATTATACCTCCACCCAATATGCATATAGAGTTTCTTTAGTTGTAAGAATATTTCATTTTAATAATGGATTACCTTTATCATTGTAATATTTTATCCCTTCACCATCTGGTTTATTATAATAACCATCTAATTTAAACCCAGATTTTGAAGGTACACTGATAACAGGTAGGTCTTCTCCATATTTAACAACTATTTTTGTAACAGGATTTACAATCTTTTTATCAAAGGTAATACCAACTCCGTGATCTAAAATAATTAGGGTATCTCATAGAACTGAGATCATAGTCTCTACATCTTTATCTACACAGTAAATTAAGTCTTTATACAGATCTCTGAAAGACTTAGGTATTCTTAGTTTAGTTATGTCACGCTTAATAATATTACCATATCTCCCAATTTTACCTTTAGTCTTATCCTCTTCAATTGAGTGTTTATAGATATCACTTCTGATGGATTCATCTCATAATCCATAATATCCATTTAAAACTACTGGATACAACCCATCTTGAACTCTTTCGATATTTTTATTAATTGTATCTTGTGAAGTAATAGCATTATTTGTTAAGTATTCAACTAACCTATCACTAAAGGGATAACTTATTTTATTATTGTATTGTAGTAGTGAAATTTTTGATAAATAATTTTCTGGTAAGTTATTATCGTTGTAATGATAATCAGTTACTAGTGTACCATCTACGATATTACAACTTTCAGTATAATTTCCTTCTAAGATAACAACTGATGAATTAACTATTTGTGGTAATTTTAATACCATCATGAGATCTTTCTCTTTCCTCCAACAATTTTCAGCACACTTGAAATTAGTGTTATAAATAAAGGGTGAGTTAAAGTTAGATCCATTTTTCACTAATAAAGATTGTTCTATTAAATTAACTGGTGTATCTGTAATGAACTTATTATTATAAAAACAACAGAAAATATCATATCTAGCAGCTGAATCAATTGCAATAGTGTAAACTTCATTAAATTTTACTGGAATAATATAAAAATTGTATCTTTTATCATCGGTATCAATTAAATAGTTACCTGAAGACAATTTTACTGAACTATATATTCTAGAGGGTTGTTGATTACCAAAACAATTATACATAGACATTAAGTTAATTTTTTTATAATCACGGATAAATCTTAAATAATCACCTAAACATTTATGAGTATATGTATCATAATTAGATGAATTGAGTTCCATTTTCTTTGTTAAGTTCAGAAACTCTTTTCCATACATATAATTGCCTAAAACCTCAAATGAATTATCTAGTTTATGATATTTCACGATATCATTATTTTTTATATATACTCTATTATCATATAAAACTGTTTTTTCTGAATAGACAGGTATCATTGGTAAATTAAAGTTTCTTAATAACTCTTTTATTTGACCAACAATAATAGATGTATCTTGAAAGTTATATTTCATTTAATTACCTCCTAATATCCACCCAATTGACCAAAGTCCATTTTACCGATTGTCTCATTTAACTCACTTACTTTACCTGATAAATCCAAAAGGTTATTAGTTAAAAAATCTAAAATACTAGCAACATCAGATCTTATGAAATCAATTGGTTCTTCAGTGTCTCCAGTATAATTGTTGATAGAATTACTAAAATCAGTAACTGTGCTACTTGACCCATTCAATAAATCTTCAGTACCAGTCGATATATACATGGTACCAGATTGATTACTTCCTGAAAATTTAAAAACAGATCCTAAAGTATTAGCTCTATATAAACTATCAAATATATTAGAAGCACCAGAAGTCACCGTTCCTGAAATTGAACTTAAAATATTTTCAAAGGCACCTGAGGTGAATAAAGAAAGAAGAGGTGCGTTACTTAACCCAGTCCCCAAAAGATTGAGGGCCAAGCCACCTAATCCACCAAGAGTATTACCTCATTCATTAACCATTGTCCCAATACCAGAATTTGATATTAACTTCTCTATTTCATAGGCAATATATTCACCAGAATCAGAAGCAATTGAAGTACCTCAAGTAAACATAGCATTACCTAATGAATTCTGTATCCATTGTTGCCATGGGACTAAACTACCTAAATCACTTAAAACAGTTGAATATATATCTGAGCTAACTGTTCCTGTAGTTGCTCTAAGATTACCTGATGCTACTAAGTCAGATACTTTAACCCCGAATAAGCTGGCTAATTGTGACTTAACAACATTACTAGAATAACCGCTATTTATTTCTTGTAGATATCCGGTAATACCAGTCATTAATTTATCAAGGTCTGCCGTAGATAATCCATTAGTAAGAAGTCCACCATAATCCATACCCATCCTAGCAGCACCCATTAACACCAAGTTAGAAATACCACTTCCCAAATTAGAAATGTCACCACTACCCAAAGCATTAATAGCGCTAGCTAAACTAGTTACTGTAGACTTGTCGACACCAGCACTATAGTAAGTACCTAACCAAGTTTGAATTCCTGTTTCTAATGAAACAGCTTGACTAGCAGATACTAATGATTGCATCTCAATAATAGCAGACGATACGTCAGTAAAAGCTCCTTTGATATACTCAGATGTATTATAGTTTTGATTCAAGAACTCTTGTAAACTATATTCAATAGCCATTCTATTAGCACTCAAATCTTCTGTTTGTAATCTGATTAATCTTGAAAGAGTACCGTCAGCGGCATTGAAGGTCATATCAAGATCTTGTGATAACGTTTCAAGAAAAGCTCTTTGTTCAACGTTATAAACAATACCAGACTCAACTAATTTAGATAAATTATTATAGACACTTTCTTGTTTTACTAAACTAGTTGAAGATAATGCACCATTTAGGTTATTTATCATATCTGATAGCTGAGTATTGCTTCCGACTAAGTGTGCTGATAAACTTTCTTGTGCGCTAATATAATTATCAATAATTCCGTCCAATGTAGAAGTTAGAGATTTAGTATAGTCACCGCTTTGGATACCTGATACTAGCTTATTTGTCGCCTCTTCAAGTTTTTCTTGAAACTTATCTCCAGCCTCTTCAAGTCCAGCCTGAAGTACTTTACCTTCTTTTTTTAAATTCTCTAATTTAGCTTGATGGACTAATTCTTCAATTTTTTTTCTCTGATCTAGTTCCTTCTTGGCAATCTCTTCTCTTTTGGCGTCTTTTAAAATCTCAAGGGAGGCTTCATCTTGATCTGTTTTCTTATTATTTTCTAGATATTTAATAGCAGAGTTCAGGGTATAATTATTTCCATTCCCCATTCTATTTGGCATAGTTTAGTTACCTCCTTTATTGGTTGTTTCTCAATCGGTCTCTATTTTCTTCTATCATTTCCTGTGCTTTTTTGGCATCCTCAATAATAAATTCACATAGATATTTTTTCTCAGTAGGAGTCATTTTTAAAATATCTACGTATGAAGTACTACAATTTTTAGAAATCATAAAACATTCTTTTATTATTTCTTTTAGTCTAGTAGGTCCATATGGATTTCCTCTACTATCCAATAGAGGGTCCAAAAAATTCACTTGTGTAGCGAAAGGGTGTCGTTACCTCATTACCACACTTACTACATTTTAAATTAACTAAATTATTAACACCTATTTTTGATTGTAGTTGTGTAGCTTTTTGTGCAATAGTGTTCATATCCATCATATTTAATTGTCTTAACCATTCTTTTCCTAAAATAGGATCAAGTGGTTCGTCATCTATTGTATCAATTAGTGATTCTAATGTAAGAAGTATTGTTTGATCTTCTTTGTGGTCTGGGAATTTCTCTTCGAATTCTCTTTTCTTTCTTTCAATAGTATCTAAGTCACGTGGTGTTTGGAATCTTAGTTTTACTACGTTTCCTAACTTAGGTAAAGTAAAACTCATATCATTAATAATAGAGTCATTATATTTAAATACTTCAATATCATCTAAATTAATTATTATTTTTTCATTATTTCCACAAACAGGACATCTATAGTTAATTACATAATCTGGGCCATAGGTAGTAACTCTTAATTTGTGTAATAAATAAGTATAATCACCGATACATAAGTTATAAACAGGTATAGGTAATTTCTCAACTAAACAATCTTCAATAATTTCAGACATTGTTTTATAAGGATTTTTAGATGGAGATAATCTCTTCATTTCTTCAGCGACAGTCATCGATCTTAATTTTACTTCTGGATTAAATTTAGTTTTGTAAATATTACCTAAACTTGGTAATGTGTATTCTTCTGTAATAATTTCTTTTCCCATAATATCTTCCTATCTATTTGATCTAAAAATTGATAAAGTTTTTCCCTCATCATTACAAACATAAATATTGACAGACTCAATTAAAATAGTCTCAAAATCATCATCTTTCTTACGATCTCGCTTATATACATTTATAAAGCTAGTACCGTTCTCAAGGACTCCTGAGTCAATTTTTTCTATATTGTCTGTCAATGTGTAACTTATAGCGTTTTTAGACTTATATTCTTTCTTGATTATCATATCTCTCTTTCTCCTATCTATATGTCTAATTATAATAATTTTAGCAAAGGTTTCTCAAATAAAAAGCTGATTTTATAATCAGCCTTTAATTATTATAATTCAGCTTTTGATGTATGTGGAATTGCTCTATCATAACGGATTGTTGCCGTAACAACTTTCTTAGTTGATGACTCATTATCCCATCCTGTTTCAGTAATACCTTTTACCCAACATCCTTTTAATTCCCAATAACGAATTAAAGTATTATCAGGTAAATATTCTAAAACAATAGCATCTCTCTTATATACAGTTGATGAAGGTATAATATCATTAATAACATCATAAGATAAATTTTGCCAAGCTTCAAGAATTGATTTTCCTTCTGCTCCGGCAAAGTCATTGATAACTAAATTACCAGTATCAAATGAGGCTTTACCAGCAAAATACATAGTTGAGTTACCTCTTTGAACAGGAATTTCATCTTGTTTAAAATGTGGAGCATCAAATTTAACTACTGAGAAGTCAAGGACTTCTTCAGCCTTATCAAATACTTCTGAATCATCACCAACTCTTAAAATTCCGTTTAATCCAGTAACTGAGAATCTAAAATTATTTGTTCTTACTGGTTGATATGCATCTGGAGTATCAGCTAAATGATAGACACCAAAATCTGTTGTTGTATTAATCGCCATTACTTATCTCTCCTATTCTGTAACATTTACTTCTTCAGAAGTTAATATGACACTGATGTCAAATGATTCAACTGCCTCGATAGGTGTAACTCATAATTTAGCAGTAATAGTAGCATATTTATCTGATTTAACTTTTTCCCATTTATACCATTTAATTCCACGGCCACTCTTCATTGTATCTAATAATGAATTACATAAGCTCTTGAAATTAATCCAAACTAAATCATCATTTGGTTCAAAAGTTGTTCTCATGGCAGAATGATAAATTTGTTTCTTAATATCACATAGTAAGATTCTGACATTCAAATATTCTCTGTATTGATTTTCAGTAACAGGTGTTGGATAATATACCTTGTTACCCCAAATACGATATCCATATGAACCGGCATTCATAATTGGATTAACTCTACAACTTAATTTGTTACCTGTATTGTCACCTTGTAAGATATGCATAAATGCTTCACCTACTTCAACTACTGGTGCAATCATTTTAGGGATATAACCACGGTTAACTCCTGAAGCAGCAAACCAGTTAGCATTGTTTTGGATTGAATTAGCATAGGCCATTAGATATCCAAAGCATGCAGGCATTATAATATTTGATTGTTTAGTAGTGTTAAATAAACACCAAGGGAAGAAAGCAGTTGAATAAATACTTCCCGAGCCAGGGTTTTGATCATTAAGTAATGTTAAGAAATCATCAGTATTATCAAATTCTTTAAATTCAAATAATGCTACACAATCTTGTCTGGAATTAGCAATACTTTCAAGCTCAAGACATGGGTTACTATAAATTATTTCTTGTTTTACTTCATCATATCCAATAGGTACTTTTACATTATAGTAGCCACCAGTGGTAAGGAATTTAATATTAAAATTATTTCTATCATTAAATTCTTTTAATAAACCATCATTTACTTCATTGGCTATTTTAATAAGGGCAGCATTATATGTAATTTTTGTTTGAAATGATGCAGAATCCCACAATTCTTTATTATCAAATTTAATTGGCTTGATCACTACGTTTAATCCGCTTAGTAATAACTCATAAGCCATGAGATAGGACTTATCAATACCAGACTCATCATCTTTATAATAAATATATCGAGCGCCTTGCCCATTCTTGCCACCGCCACTTGAAAAATCTTTATTAAACTCAGTAGCCGATGTATACAACTTAGCGGCAGGAACTTCAGTTTCTGTATATTCTAATTCAGTTGAACCTGGAACTAGTTCTAATTTTCTTACATATAAAATAGGAATTAATACCGTATTCTCAGTCACATCAAATAATGAAGGTGTTGAAATTTCGCTTTCATTAATATTAATATATGGCATTTTATTTTTCTCCTTCTATTTTTTCTTTTATATCTATATCTCCAATATACTCGATGTTCCAGTTATCCATAAATGGTACACTGAATAAATATGCATCATCTATATTAACTTTTAAACTCATCCGAGTAAATTGTCCGTTAATTAATCTTTCTGGTATATCTGAATTGTCAGATATATTTGATTCGACCATTAAGTTTGAATCGTGTAAAACTTTAGAGTTATTATAAGGGATCTCTATTCTAATCTTTGGATAGTTAATAAGGTTAAACACGAAATTTCTAACATACTCATCAGCTTCAGCAAAAAACTTTGTATAGATATCTATCTGATAAGATATTTTAATAGGTATCGCATTTAATACTTCAGATTTTTTACTATTTGCTGAAATATGACCACCGTCATAAGATAAGGCCTTTTTAGTAGTTGATAAAATCTCAACAGTTGGGTCTCTTGAGATAGAAATTAATGGTAACTTTAAGGGCTGATCATTTAATTGATCTGCTGTTACCTGAAATAATCTTGAAGCATCTGATGGACTCAATATTGTTAAATTAGGATCTTTAATTCATTTTTTGATCTTTTCCACTAGAGCCAAATCATAGTATCTAATAGCCATAATTACCTTTCCATTCACTATAAATAGTATATTTTTTATCACTAACTAATTGAAATATTTTCATTACAAGATCATATCCACGGCAAGAAAGATTTCCATAAGTAATTTCTCTGATTAAAGGTAAATCAATTTGATTTATTTTTATATAATAATAATCATTATCATATGAAATATCTAATCTCCTAAAAGAAGATAGCATAATTTCTTGACAATCTATATTTAAGAGAGAATCTAGTCTATGGATACTAGATCTATTATAGATCAACTCATTGTTTAGTATACTATACATAAACTTTGGTAAATAGTAATAGACAAAATTTCTATCAAAATCATTTTTAATTAATTTAATTCTCATCTAATCCATCAGATAATTTCTTTAATGAGTTAATTAAAGATTTTTGATCTTTCCCCTCTAAATTATAAAAAGCATTTCTTAATTTATCAGTACCGTTATTATCATTACCAAGTTTCTGTATTTTATCTAAAATATCATCAGGTATGTCGTAGTATTCATCTTTATCCTGTGTAGGGAGTTTATCTTTTGTGAGTGGTAAATTTTTACACTTATTATAAAGAGTTGTTAATAGGTCAGTATTCATATTTTTACTATCAGGAGATTTTATGTCTTCACCTGAGTTATTACCTCGATTACTCTTAATCTGATTAGTATGTTTTCTACCTGAATTGATTTTTGCAGTATTCCAACTGTTACCTTCATTCAATGCATGTTCAATATCATTTAGGTTGTATAAACCATCTACGTATCCATTATAAATAGTAATAAACTTATCATAAGGTTTATCTTTAATTGAATTGTTAGAAAAGAATTTATTTATCTCATCAGGTTTAACTTTTGACAGAACTTTCATGAATAAGTTATTTTTGTTGGTTAGTTCATCTCATCCAATTGATGAAGCAAATTCTGTAAGAGTTCCAGGTGGGAGAACCTTCAGTAGATCATCACCCTTACCTTTAAATGATTCTTCTTTTCCTAGATAACTATCTTTCCCTAACATATCTTTGATTGGATCTAGGTTGCCAGTAGTTATATTTATTTGTCAAGCTACAGCATTGTCTAGTTCTTTAAGATTTTTAGAATTATTATAGGCCTCTCCCGGAGTTGAGTAAATTTTACCAATGTTAATCCTCTTTTTAATATCAGATGATTCTTCACTTAATTTAATTATCTTCATTGAATTACCCCTCGTATAGTAAATTAAAGTTGCTATTTACAAAAAATTCAGTATCTGATTTTTCCATTTCTGTTTCATATTCAAGAGCTAATTTACAGGTAATAGATGCAGGATATATCATGATAGCACTCATCTCTATTACTCTAAATTTTCTACCGGGAGTATTATCAAAAGTACTAGGTATTTCAAATAGACACCCAAGTTGAAGATTTTCTAGATCATATGGGACACTTATAATAGAAGCTTTTGTATCAGCTTCAGCGTTCCAACCTAATCTCTTTGCTGTTTTTTGATCCATCTTTTCATTAAAAATGCAGAACACTTCCTGTGGTAGTGAATAACTACTTTCTAACTCTGTCTGAGTATTATACTGTTTATTTTCTAGTGGGTATTGATATTGAGTCTTGACGCCCAATAATTTACAACACTCTTTAAAATTTTGTCTTTGTAATTCAATAGGTGGTAATACCAGACGTCCATAGTTTCCCATTATAATAATCCTCTAATTATCTAACAACTCTTCCGTAAACTCTAATAGTTTCAGATTGGTTTGATTCATTGATATTTGAAGCGTTATAATTGTACGTTAAGCTTTCACAGACAAAACTATTATCACTAACGTTACCTTTTAATAAGAAAGCTTTGTTTGATTTTGAGAACATAGTATTTCTTCCTTCAAATAAAGTTTTTCCTCTCTTTGTTTTCTTAGCGTTTTCAAATACAAATGATGTTTTTGTTTGTTTCCCTGATTCAAAAGTAATTAATCCTTCAATAACTAATCCTTTATTTTCATTTTCCTTGACTTCATTAACTCTAAATGACTTGACATTATCATAAACTCTAGTTAAGAAAGATTCACTGATATTTTCAAAGCCTTCTTCATCGAAGTCATCAATATCTCCTTCTTCAGCATTTTCGTCATCTTCTATAGGTTCTTCTACTTCTAAATCAATATCAGCTTTTGAGCCATTTTCAATTTCTCTGATATCTTCATCTGAAAGAGGTGCAATTTGTTCAAGGCCATTTTCTTCTTTATTTTCTTCTTTAAATTCAATAGTTATTTTATTATCTTCTTTTTCGACTTCAACTTCACCATCTTCAGTTTTTACTTCAACTTCTTCAATAGATTCATCTAATTTCTTTGAATCATCTGACGCTAATTTAGAGTTAGACAATGATTCATCATTCTCACAAGATTCATCACATTCACATTCTTCTTCACCACATTCAGGGCAAATTTCTCTTTCTTGTAATTCTTCTTTTAATGCATTTTGAATAATATCATCTGTGATAGCGCCATCTTCAATATCATTTACTTCTGGGTTTTCTTCTACTTCTTTATTCTCAAAAGGAACAATTTTACCTACGACAAAATATCCAAGTTTAGCTCCACAATTAGGGCATTCAACATCAACATTCATTTTACCGGTTTGTTCATCTTCTACCAAAGTATCGGTATAAACTTTAGCACCACAACTTTCACAGGCAGTAACAATTCTTCCGAGATTATTATCTCTTAAGTCATCTACTGTTTCAGCATCTCTTTCAATAACATATTCATCAAATGGTGCCTCAATATCATCTTTAACAAATGATCTTAAATCATCTAATTTTCCTGAATCAACAGATAGATCAAATACTTCTTCATCGAGACATTTTAATCTATTAAAGGCTTCTCTGATGTAATAATTATCATTATTTTTCATTAATATTTTTTCCTTTCCCATAGATATGTACTATAATAATTTTAGCAATAAAAAATTAGATATTTTACAAAAAATTTTTCAAAACTCATGCTAGAACATTAGTCTATTGGGTAAATTAAATCAGTATGGGATCTAAGTAATTCTCTGAGTTCTTTTAACTCAGTACTTCCTTCTGCCAAGATAGTAGCACCATCACCTGACCACACGGCATCACTTTGAGTAAATCTAGTTCTAATTCTACCTAAAGCTACCTTTGTATGAGCAAGAGCTAGTCTAAGAAGAATATCTTGCCAATAATCTTCAAATACATCTGAACAATCACGTAATTGAGGTACGTACTCAATCGCTATTTTAGATGGAGTTCCATTACTAAAACTAATATATAATTTTTTATCCTTCTTATCTTCTTTAAAATCAAGATCAGTAGACATAGTATTCCGTATTTTTTGATTGAGTGAGTATGTTAAATAGTTATAGATCCAACTATTAGAATAATAACTAGATCCAAAGTTATACATCTGTAACTGAGACATGTATACTGGGTCACCTGAATAATTACTAGTAGTAGAGAATCCAGATGGGTTTGGTCTATATATAGCAACAACAGTGCTGATCTCAGGATGTGAAGCTAGGTCAATACAACTACTGGCAGGAACTTCAATTAAAGCCGTTCCATTGTAATATCTATTCAATTCACTTAGAGACATATCCATTATTTTACTAAAAGTATTATCGTCTATCTCAGATTCTAAAATACCACCAAATAATTGAAGTTTAATTTGATCTATATATTCACTTTTTTCCATTATAATTCCTCCTCTTGGCTTTCTTCACTAGGCTCAGTAGAACTATCTTCTATAGGCTCTTCTTCAATATTGATATTATCTATCTCATTGTCATCAATGTCGATAATCCCTCTATTTATAGCAGAATCATAATCAATTCCATAAATAGCTGGAAAAATAATATCTCTATATTTATCATTATAATTTTCTTCTATATAAGTAATATAATTATTTATGCAAGTAGATAAATTAAGCAACCAATCTAGGTCAGAAATAACCTTCATGATATGTTTACACCCTGCACCTTTAGTATCATTTGGGTTGGTTATCCTCGAAGGAGTAATTTGTGTTTGACCTGAATTGTATCTCCCTTTTGATGCATAATAGGCCTGTCTAAATTTAAAATCTTTGCAGTCACAACTAACATATAAATCATATTTATTTATCGCATCAATTAGAGCTCTATATATACATTTATATTCTCGAATATAGTTGTTATTTTTTATTTGATCTTTTATATTGGAACAAACACCCTCAAAAAGTATTTCTACATTATACTCAGAAGTTTCACCCTGAACAGGGATTATGAGAGATAACAGATCAGCTTTAAACAACGCATTAAAATCAACTCTATTTAGGTTATCAGTAGTATCTTCAACGTGTTGATAGTCTTTTCGTCCATATCTAGTAGTCCCATAAGATTTTACTACATCAGCATTCTTTGATTTGCTTATCAATTGACCACGGGATGCCTCATTTAAAGATCTCTTAATAAACATAGATAACCTCCTTTGTATATTAATTTTAGCAATAACTATTCAAAATAAAATACACTTCAAATTTAAATGTATGATATTATATGAAATACAAATCAAAAGAATTCTGAGAAAATAGAGAGATTATCTGTGAAGATACTAATGAGAAAGTTCTTGGGTATAAGAACTATCTCAAAACTTCACATTGAAAATTCAAGAGAATAGAAATTTATAGGAAATATGATCGAAGATGTACTAAATGTGGTAAAGCTATACAACTAAGGGATGCCAATGTACACCACCTAACTTATGATAGAGTAGGTAATGAAGAAGATAGTGATCTGACTCTTTTATGTATCAAATGTCACAAAGAAGTTCATGGAATAAAAACCAAAGAAAGAAAAAAGAAATCATGGAAAGAAAGAGTATGAAAAAAGAGGGATTAACCCTCTTTTTATTGTTTTCTAAACCTAACTAAAATTTCATACTGCAATCTGCTAAATTCTTGCCCGGTTAAATCAAATTCTTCATCATTTAATTTAACTATATAACTTCCGCTGTTGTAGGGAAAGTCTTTAACAACAGGAGTATATAATAATTTCCCATCATTTAATCTATAAACAAAAGCATCACCCTTTTCAGTTATCGCCGGATTATTATATGTGATATATTCAGAATTAATTAACTCTTGTATTAACTGATTTACCATCTCATTTACCTCTATATATTTATTATATAATACAATTTATTTCTTGTAAACTAGAAAAGTAGAGATCAGAGATCTCTACTGTCATAAAGGGGAAAATATAACCATTAATTTGATTACATTATTATTATACAACAAATAAATATGTTTGTAAACTAAAAAAAAAGAAGACTTATTTAAGTCTTCTGAATAAAGAGGATTGTGTTTAAAACACTAGAATAACCACAGTGGGTGATTACAATAATAATATACAATGATAATTATACTACAATTAATATATCAAAAAGTAAACTAAAAAAAAAGAAGCTTTTCAGCTTCTTTTAATTTTTGGGATTAAGCTTCTAAAACTTTTACCAATGCAGCTTCATCGCCTTCAACAACGTTGATCTTTGCTAATAATTTTTCATTTAAGATTCGCATATCATAAAGTGTGCTAACTAATATATTTACTAATGGTCGTTAATCATTAGTGAGATTTATTCTGGGAATTATAAATAATTTTTATTAAGTCTTTATATTTTTCGGGATTAAATGAGATGTTTTCTCTTAAAGATGATTGAGGATAAATAACTAAATAATTAAGATTATTTGAAATAGCACAATTTCTTTTTTCTACGTCTCGTCTAATATAAGTATCTAGCCAATTACCAGTGATATTATAGCATTCATTCAGATCACCAGTAAAAGGATGTTTACCGTGAGAAGGATGTGCGTTTAGTTCTATAAATAGATCTTCACTTGGAATATAAAAATCAATATGATAAGGATATCTTTCATCAATTATTTTATCATAAATAAGATCTGGAAATAAATTAATCAGTACATTATAGACTGATTGTTCAGCCTTAGTTCTACAAATTTGATTTTTTCTTTCTAATCTGTTCTTTTTAGCTGTTTCATTCCTTTTGTCTATTAAATCTTTATTAGACCAAGTTTTTTTACATGAAATAGACCTACGCCTATTTAATTCAAAATCTAATTCAGGATCAGTATCTTTTAGTTCTTTTCTATATTCTCTATTTATATCACTTATTTTTTTTCTGAAAGTATCAGTTGAATGAGCTATTTTTTGTTTTTCCTTATATTCTTCTTTTTCCTCAATGCTTTTATTTTTCCATTTTTCTTTTTGTGTTAAAGAAGATTTCTGTCCAACTAAAATGGATTCTTCTTTTGATCTTTTATATTTATTATTTTTACTAGAAGAAACACTATCTTTATGTATACCGTAATATTTTAGTAAATCATGTAATACATTTGCAGGATTTATATTGAAATATTTAGCAGTAGTTATAAAATTATTATTTTCTATAATATAATAAATAAATAATTCTTCTTTAGAAATAGTATTCTTTAACTCATCTACCTTTTTAAAATGTTTTATTTCAACTCAGTTTTCTGGTTGATTACCTCTAATACATCAAATAACTTCTTTTGTATCAGGGTTAATATAATTTGTTCTTTTTCCCAAAATAATTTCTCCTTTACCTTTCGAATAAAGTATAGACTATATCATCATCTTTTTAAGATGCATACCTTTTCGAGAAGACTTCTTCTCTACTCCCACTAGGGGATAGTCGTTGATCCTTCTTCTAAACAGAAGCTTGGAAGCTGATTATCGATTTACATCTACTTAGGTTTACACCATATAGATATCTCACAACTTGTTTCTACTTTCGTAACCATTCAGGCTTGTGAGCTTTACGATTTTCCAGCAATTAAATATGTGATTTATTTTACTTATTGCTAAGTAAACGGTCTTACGCGAACTGCCATGTCGCGATTGTCAAACCTTGGCTCATAGTGCCATCAGCAAAGCCTAATAATTGAGTTGGGACGATTGGCATATCTTTTATCTTTTAGTTAATTCATTACTTTAACTACTACAATTTGTAGCTCTATATTTCTATAGAGAAGAGACTATATTATCATCTTATTTAGGATAAGATGCAAACTCTTTCATAATCATTTGATTATTACAGGGTGCTACCCCTTAGTCGTTGAACTTTTTACTTATTAAATTTTCAGTTAAATAAACATATCCATACAAAATATAATCCTCTAAAATTAAATTTATATATAGGTAGTAATTCTATTATTAGGAGTAATAGAAAATGGTTTGCAACCCACTGTCCTACCAATATACCTAAATAAATATGTTTTCATAAATAAGTAACTTAGCTGCTGATTATCCAATCTCTTTTGTTTTTAAGCTTTCACGATTAGAATTACTTCTTTCGTTGTAGCCAAAAGAGCTCTAAGGACTTTCCAGCAATTAAATTTGTTTTCACTTAAACATCTCTGTTTAAGGCCACTGTAATCATTATGCGAAAGCATAATTTTTTAATGGAGCATATACACCAACAGCAGTCTTGCCATCTGCACCCAAAACACCTAAGTAACAAACTTTGTTACCTAAAGCTGGTGATACGATAACTTTCATTCCAGCAACATTTCCAGCAACATATGGTCCGTTAGCAATAGCATTGTTCGCATGAACGAAACCAGGAACGAATGGAAGGATAGTCATCATATCTGGAGAAACTAACCAATTGTGTTACAAATAAACCGAATCCGTTTATTTTCTTATAATTACTTATAAGTTCAGACTATATCATAATCTAGATTACTTTATTTCTAGATCCCACGTACTTCAGAATTTCTTAAGTCTTACTCTACTCTGTTACTCTGCATATTAAGTATATGCATATCATTTCGATAGTCGTTGCACCTTCCCGAATGGGCTTGGCTCATGATTGACCTAATCACTCTCCAATGTGAATAGGCGTTTCCATGAATTCTCGTGGTTTTCTATATTAAATTTCTTTAATAAGGGACATATCTTTAAATTTTGAATGACTTTAAATAATTTTTACCATATATTAACTAAATTGTTTTCTAGTTTTTGCACCAGTATGTGTTTTGTAAAATTTTATTATTTGTTCATTCATGCCAAATTGCCTTATTTATTATATTATACAATAAATTTAGCAACAAAATTCAAGATTTTTAATCCAGTTAGGCATAAATCTGCCAGTTGCTTTATAAACATGAGCTTTAGCTCTTTCGATAGCTCTAGCAAAGCCTTCCAATTATGTTACGAATTAAACAATTATTTATATATAACAATATAGTTTAAATTATTATCTTTAGCAGTCTTTTGTTTACGAACATCCAAAATTGTTCATGTATAGATTGCATTCTTATAATAATTTTTTCCTTCATTGGCTTTATCTTCTCATTCAACAACCTTCTCAAGATCGTCTTCATTATTTTAATCATATGCATGATTTCCATGAGTTCAGTATTTCCATGAGTTCAGTTGTAATTACACTCATTGTAGTACTTTAAACCTTTAGTACCTCCAGCGTGATTTTTTTGTTTTTCTTCTATATTGTTCATATTTAAACTAAATTTAATTCTCTCTATATTGCTATAGAGTTCAGACTATATCTTCAGCCTAGATTGTTTTATCCTCTCTAGGTTGCCGCACACTTCCATCTCTTTTGAGATGTACTCTACTAAGTTCTCATTAATATATTTCTTATTAATGACCTTTTCGATAGTCGTTGCACCTTCCTCTTACAGTAGAGGCTCGGATCAGGATTTTCCCTGTGGGAGTTCCCCTGAGTTAATGCGGTTTATATTTTTACGTAATTACTTACGCCAAGACCAAAATAGGTTTAGCCTTCATTGAATAGCTGATTGTCATTTATGTTACAATTAGATCGTTTCCATCTAATTTCTTATAGTTACCTATAAGATCAGACTATATCATAAACTTACATTGTTTGAACCTCTGTAAGTTTCGATGCGCTTCCACTTTACTTAAAGTGTACTCTACTAAGTTCTCATTTCAGTATTTCTCTTAAACTAACTTTTCGATAGTCGTTGAACCTTCAAATATTTCTATTTGCTTGGCTTCTGATTGTCTTATATATGTATGCAAGTATATAAGATGTCCCAGAAATTCACATCGTTTTCTAAATATATTTCTATATTAAGGGACCTTTAGTCACCTCAAATTGGTTTATATAATTACAACCATATTCTTGGTCTACAAATAATTTACAATTATTTATTTCTTCTTCTAAAATAAGTCTTACATTATTTTTAATTATACATTGATGTTTTGCTTCATATTGATCATCTAAAGATCGATCATACGGGTTAATCATTCTGTTATCTTTAATAAAATGTGTACCTTTAACATCAGCATATTCATCTCCTATAATAAAATCAGGAGTATAAGTATGTTCTTTATTATTAAATAAATATGTAAAATATGTAGTACATCTTCTTATATCATTTCCATTATCTTTATAATAAATGTAACAATAATTGTAAGAAAATGTAAACTTTTTTTTCTTAATCCAATTCTTCATCAACCCAAGTAACAACTGGAGCTGATGCATCAGCAGCATTCTTGATCATGAATACCGCTTCAGAGTCAATTTCATACTCTAATTCAGCTTGGGCTTGTTGAGCGATAGTAGCTTCGAAGTCCATGCCGTAATCTTGCTTAGCTTGAAACCTTTTCTTTATTATAGATCGTTACTCTATAATGCAATAATTATTGCCTCTTACTTTCGTAAGAGAGGAGACTATATCTTTATTTTTAAACCATTCCTATAAATCATCAGATAATTAAGATTATTTTCCTTTGCGCATTTTAATTTATTAGGATCATCAACAGTTCATACATAAATATAATTTTTGTATTGAGGTAATCCTGAATTAGCCTTATCTTCTCACTTAACCAATAATTTCAAATCTTCTTCATTATTTTCATCAAAGGGATGTGGTCCGTGTCCTTGCCAGTAATTAAGTTCAATAAATAAATCCTCAGATTTAACATAGAAATCACATTTATATTTATACCCTTCTTTATTATGGTATCTAGGATCTCTATATTCAACTTCTACGTCTTCCTCACCGTATTTATTTACTAGTTCTTGTTTTAATTCTTCTTCTGGTTTAGATGTATTAAATGTGCCGTTTATTTTTCTTGTTTCATAGTTTTTATCTTGATTATTATAGTTTGGATCACCATATCTATCTAATTTAGTCTGATGATTCTTTTCAATATTATTATAATTCGGATCGCCATATCTTAACTTCTTTGTGTCCATTGCTCTTCTTGCAAGTTCACCTGAATGTCTATCTGCAGAAAGTTTATCAAGTACTTCTTTTGACTGAAATATATTACTAACACCGTATCTAGATAATACTGTGTTTTTAGTATTTTCAGCTCCCTTAGCAACCCTTAGATCTGTTTCTTTTGTAAGACCCTTGTTTCAAGGAATTCTCTTTTTCTTTTCCATAATTTATTTTTTTGATTTAAAAATACCTATTATTTTGATATTACATAATATCTACTCACCCGCCGGTGATAGTCGTTGAACGTTTTCCATTTTAAAGGAACTTCGCTGCTGATTGCCTAATCTAACTAATTTTAAAACTTTCACGATTATCTTTTCAAATTGCGTTGTAGTTTAGTTAGCTATAAAGGTTTCCCAGCAATTAAATAGGTTATTCAATACACATTACTGTGTAAGGGACCTTTTCAAGATTTGTATCTTGAGTTAAGCCGCGAATTGTGAATATTCAATACCAATTCTTCTTGCTTTAGCAACTAATGCGATACCCTTCATTTGGCCTTTGATGCCAGGAAGTTTTTCTTGTGGGATTAATTGGTTGTCATATCTATAAGCAACTCTTGTACCTTCAGCCATATAACCAGCAGCGATACCAATAACTTTACCATTAGCATCTTTAACTAGTCTGTCAGCTGGAACTGGAACGTAAGCGCCGTTTACTTCAACTCTGATGTCTTCAGCTTTACCATAAACAACTGGTCCCCAAGCGAAGGTAATACCACCAGTAGCATCAATCTTTTCAACAACAGCTTCGCCAGTGTATTGCATTCTAGCTTCTGTCATTGGTGCCCATTGGAATGGATTTTGAACAACAGTACCTTCAGCAACACCACCCTTAGCTGGTGCTAAAGCATATTCCATGTAAGTTAACAATTGTATTACAAATAAATCATTGAAATTATTTTAAGCTTTTTATTTCTCAGTAGCCATTTATTAATAATTTCTCAAAATATTTTCTATATGTTACCATATAGTTTAGACTATATTATCTACCATTTCTGGCAGCCTCATCTTTCCAATTCATTTGAATTGTACTCTACTTTGTTCTAGCTATTACTAGCCATCATTTCGATAGTCGTTGCACCTTCTTTCAACTGAGAAATTGAAAGCTTGGCTCATGATTGTCCTGAAAGGTAAGGAGTTTCCATGAATTTATGAGGTTTATTGTAGCTGCCTTCTTTTTATTATAGCAGCTAGGTTACTATAACTTTTTAATAACCTTGGAATGAACTCATTGGTTGAACCATAAATAAGTCATTAACAATAAGGTTTGGCATTGTTAATGTAGTAATGTCCATACAGAAAACTTTGAAAGCGCCTAAATCGCCTCTTTGTGTTCCTGCAGTCATTGTGAATGCCTCATTTAAATATTTAGCTACATTGTCTAAACATTGAGCAGTTAAAAGTTTTTTAGCGTTTCCCATCTTAGCGCCTTCATTACGGTCGCCATAGAATTTTTCAGAACATTTGTGTTAACTCCATGTCACCACGGAGATCAGACTATATCATATCCTTATGTTGTTTTATCCTTTATAAGGACCCTGGTACTTCCACCTAATTAGATGTACTCTACTTTGTTCTTATTTAGGTTTTTCTCCTAAACTACCATTTCGATAGTCGTTGCACCTTCCCGAATGGGCTTGGCTCATGATTGTCTAAAACCGGGTTGGGAGGTCCCGTTAAGTTTTAGATTTTCCATGAATTCACCAGGTTTGTTTCTCTTATTAGAGACAGTAGATTAAAGTATTGTATTTAGGTACAATAAGAAACATCATAATAAATTACTTCACTACGCTGCTTAAAATCTAACAGAAAGTCTACCTTTGTAGTCTTCTAATAAGTTTTTTGCCATTTTAAAATTTTATACCTTTCAATTAATATTTGGCCTATTTTTCAAATAAGTTGGCCATCTTAAGTAAAGAATCAATATTATCATCATCATAGAAAGTGTCTCTACCAAGATATTCATTTTTAGATGATTTAGCATTTATCTTAACATCTTCAGTGATTCTGAATGGTAGTTTATTTAAATTCTTCTTTTGATTATATAGATCTTCACAAATTGAATCAACTTCTTTTAATTTGAATGATTCACTCAAATTTGACTTAACTTCATCAACTGATAGGTTGTATGAGTCAGCCTTAGCTCTAATATATAAATCTTTTGATTCTTTTAAAGCTTTTTGGTATTTCTTAATAGATAATTCATAGTCCTCAGTTCTCTTAGAGGATTTCTCTAAATTCTCTTTAAGAGATACTACTTGATCCTTAAGACTGTTGACCTCATCAATAGATTTTTCAAGTTTCTTTGAATAGCTATTTCTTTGTTCTCCTAATCTTTCGAATCTTCTTTTGTCAGAAATAAGTAATTTTTCATTTTGTCTAAGTTCTTCTGTTAAACGGCTATTTTCTTCTTTCAGATCTTTAACCTTTTTAGCAGTTTCACTTAATGAAGCTGTAGAAGTTTTATACTTCTTTAGCTCTTCTTCTAAACTAATTTCTTTTGCACTGCAAACCGATAATTTTTCTTGAAGTTCCAAATTATCTTTTTCTAACTCTTTATTTTTCAATAAAGTTTGTTGAAGTTCGTTAACTAATAATTCATCTCTGACACAGTCAGCTTCTTCATTTTCTTTAACAACTTCTATATCTCCACAGCTTTCGCTGATAGATTCATTTAAACCACAGAAATTAGCTAATTCTTCATCTGTCATACCAAATTTTTGTTTAGCTAATTTAACGAATTCTTCATCCGTGTATTCGTCTCTTAAATATGTAAATATCTTATCTAAAACATCAGCTTCTCTTGAATCAGTTTTTCCATTTTCTAATGATTCATCTACTAACTCAGAAATATCTTCTGTGCCATATTTTTGTTTAACTTCATCTTTAGTTAAGATATTAAAACCAAATTCTTTTGATTCAACACCAAATTGTCTACATAATTTAGCAATAGTATCATTATCAGCAACTCTTAATAATTCAGAAACTAACTCTTTACAATCAACATTTGCTTGTAAAGCTTCTTTAGCTTTTTCAACTTTTTCTGGTTCTTGTGATAAATAGAATTTTTCATTAACTCTATCAGCCATTTCAAATTCACCATTTAACCATCTAATAGCTTCCTCTTCAGAATCAAATTCTTCAGTCCAAGCATCACCAGTAGAATTATCAATAGCAACTGTTTTATTATTTTCTGGTTCATTAATAATATACAAACCTTTTGGATTTCTTTCAGAAATTACTTTATCAGCTTCTTCTTTTGTAATATATTTAATTTCATCTCCAATTGATTCTTGGCATTGTTTCTCTACAAGTTCTTCGCTGATACCTTCTATAGCCAGATCATAATCATCAGCAATAGACTTACAGAATCCAACAATATTTTGTAAGTATTTTTGTAAACCATCTAAATCTGTATCATTTTCAATACCATCAGAAATAGCTTTAATAGCTTTAGAATAACCATAAGGGCTGAAGTCTTCATTAGTATTTTCATTTAAGATGATATTTAATTCTTTTAAAGACTCTTCCATAATTTCTTTATCTCTTCCTTCTGAATTTTCTAATTCTTCAGATAATCTTTGTTTTAATGTTTTATTATATTTCTTAGTATCTAATGATTCGGCAAAAGACATTCTCGCACCATATACACCTGGCATTTCTACAAGGTCAAAGGCGGTTAATGAATATGTATCAGGATCAACTTCTTCGCCATTAGGGCCATCAACTAAGTCACCAGTACCTCTTGAACTAATACCAAACTTATATCCATATTTTGCTAACTGATAAGCAATACGGCCACATGGAGTATCTAAAATATCTACATATCCGATAAGTGATCCGTCTTTATCTTTAACTGGTGGTTCTGGCATTACAATTGCAACTTTTTCAAAATCAACTTCTTCTCTGTCAGGATGACACAATTCACCAAAAATTCCACCATTAGCAAATCTCTCTTTAATAAGATCAGATTCAAATAGTTTTTCCCATAACTTTTCAGAATAGAGTCTCCCGTTTCTAGTTTGACCACCAAAAGTAGCAACCTCACCGTAGAATCTACCTAAAACATTTTTTTCTTTTTTATATTTAGGGTCTAGATTTCTAAATCTCAGAGACATATTTTCATCTAACTTTTTTAACATGTGCTCTTACCTCCATAATTTAATTTATATAATAATTTTAGCAATGAAAACATCTTTATTTTCATATTATTTCGTCATTTCCATTACTTTTATATCAGCCTTATATAGAGTTAACAATTGTCTAGCCGGCTCTAAATTGTATTTAGTAAAATATATCTGTAAAACTTTTACAATTTCATCAGCTCTAGAATGTTTATAAAACATAACTTGATCATTTGCGTTATATTGTAATATCTGATTTAATAAAGCAGATAATGTTGTAAGAATTGTCTTTGGGTCTTCTAGAACATTTTCATCACTTTTCATGATGTTGATATATAACTTAGATCTTTTTTGGTTATATGATTTTCTTAATTTGTTGTAAAAGTTCAAAACATCAAGTGGTCTATTTTCGTTAATTTTTTTCAATGCATCGATAGAAATAGATGGTGAGCTCAAGACATTTTTAACTTCACCTGAAACATCGATACCTTTATTCTGTAATTCAGTTAAAAGAAGAATTACATCTGACTTTGTTATCATTTGTCTACCTCCAATTTGTTATTAACAACTTTGATTATGTTATATTATACAGACTATAAGACGTTTCTATAAGAAACTCCCATTTCTTCAAAAGTTTCTAAGAAATCATCTCCGCCGGCAGCTGGGGCTTCTGCCGTTTCAATAGGTGTTTCATTTTCACCTGCAGAAGATACAGGAGATGAAGGTTCACTATTTCCCATATGAGATGGTCCTTCAGATTCACTAGGTTCAAAATTAATATCATCAAAGTCACTGTCGCCTAATTCATCTCTAGTAGAATTAGTAGTTTCAGAAATTGAGTCAATCTCTTCTTGAATTAATTGTACAACATCTTCATTGTTTAAGGCACTAGATAACAATGACTTAAGAATTTCTAGCTTAATCTTTCTATTTTCAATGTCTTCAACTAACCCCATTATTTCTCTAATAGAATTTAATTGAGTTGAAAGATTATCTCTTCTATCCTTTTCTTCTTGTGTAGTAGGTTCTTGCATTCTTAATGTAAATTTATTTATATAATTACGCAATCCCTTATCTAATAAAATAAGATTAACTGCATCTGTAATAGATTGTAAATAGATATTTTGAATTGACTTTACCGTCTTGGCATATCTACTTGAAATAATACTTAAAGAACTACCACCATTGAAACCAGTTGAATCGGAAGTATCACCTAAGTATTGCTTCGGGATACCTAATGATCCAGATAATTTATTTTTCCAATAATCTAAATCAGTAAGATCTCCTACTTGAACATCACCGCCAACACTTGTAACAGAAATATTTCCAATTCCATTGTGAGTAGGAATATAAATTGTATTTTGAATAGGGCCAGCATTTGTATAATCTTGCATATTATTTCCAAGATTCAAGGCCGACTTTTGCTCAAATAAACCCTTGACTCTCCTTAAAATGTTTTTAGCTTCACTTTGATCCATATCAGGTACTTCAACGTTTACACATCTAATAAGTGATGATTGGGTGATTCTATTTAATAAAACAGCGTTTTCTAATAAAGTAAGTTCGCGCCAAATTTTGAAAGAGTTATATAACAAAGATTGTCCACGTCTTACATTAAAAGTAATTTCAGTAGTACCACTTGATCCAGTTGTTAATGAAATTTCCTCATCAGTTCTACATGAATTATCAGTCAAACAAGCATGAACAAATTCTGTTGCTTCATATATTTCTACATCATCTTGATCATATCTATAATTCCATCTTGTTTCTAATCTAGGTTGTAAAGAGTCATTTCTGATGTTAGTTGGTGCCGTAGTGGTCTTAATGTAACCATATGACTTGCCGTATTTTTGTAGATCAAAAACTTGTGCTGGATTTTTTACCAACTCCATATACTCAGCATATCTGTCATTTTTAGAATAATCAAATAGTTTGAGATCTTCTTCTAAAGTATTTCTTTCAGGTGGGATGTAATTCTCATCAAGTTTCTTTTTCTTATAGTCATCTTGGTTTCTCCTGAATTCATCCATGTATCGATCAAATAATCTAAAATCTGACTGTCTATACAATCTCAAATACATATCACCATATTTAATTAATGAAGTAACCCAATCTACAGAATTTTTATTAACATTTAACGAATCTAATAAATTATTTACTTCATTTAAGATTCTTGGATCATCACAATTACACCAGACTATTTGGCCTTGATCATTTGGTTCACATACATCTGCTGCATAAATTTTAATAGCCGATGATATCATAGGGTCTTCTGCCATAACATCTAATAGTGTATAAACACTATCACGAGATCTAGAAATTGAAGTAAATGAGCTCAAAGTATTAATATCAAGAGATGATGTTTCAGCTGAGTCCATGAGATATCCATAAAAACTACCCCTGGTATCTACATCAGGTATTTTACTAGGGCTTGGCTCTGATATTACTCTATTTTTATAATTTATGTTTTGAAAGATTTCTTCCTTTTCTACATTTATTTCATTTGGTGTCATTAGTTAATTCCTCCATAATATTATATACTAAAATAGCATTATTCCATCTTCAAAGGGTAATTCCATCGGGATACCATACCCAAAATCAAGATAATTAGAATCTTCATTCTGTGTATATAAAGATTTCTTTTTAGCTAATTTTATAGATTCTTCAAATTCTTCATTATATTCAGTTATTCCAAGATCATTATTAAAATCTAATAAAGCTTGGGCATTTTCACCGAAGTCATATGCAAACTCTTCAGCATGTTGGGATGCAGTCCATAAAGCTCCACACAAGGCGTCAGAACTATCTTTACTATTTATTCCAGACGGGTCATGGTCTATTTTTCCTGAATTATTATCTCGCTTCAGGCCAACCAATTCTTCAGTCAGTAAATTAACTCCATATCTAGGTAATAGTATTCTTTGCTCATATATAGTGTTTTTAAGGTATTCATATGGTTCGCAGATACGATCTTTAGTCCTATCAACTGACAGTATCCCATAATTGTATCCTTTTGAAATTAGATCCTGTTCTATACCTGACCTAGCATAAGTATCTGAGGTTATCCCCTTTATGTTGAAACCTTGTTTTTTTAGCCAATAAATAAAATTTCTTGTCTTCTCAAATGAAACCTGATGCCCTTTTGGTGCCTTTATGGACACAACAAATGACAGTTGATAATATAATTCACGGCTCTCTGGAACACCATCTTGTGGTGGTTTTTTACCTTTTATTCACACACCACACAGTCCAGTCTTATCTTCAGTAAGAGACATATCAAGATGTATAAATAAGGGTTTTGATTTCATCTTAGGGTCTACTTTATCTAAATTAAAGAAATCGGAATATTGTTGTAAGTCATCTTTACCATCACCGACTTCAATAATATCTTTAACAAAAGGATTCTCAATTTTCTCAGTTTTTGTTTGTGATAGCCTTGCCCCAGAAATATAGGCACTGATGCTAGTAGTTGAAATACCGGCAACATCAGTAAGAGCAATATCAATATTATCTATAAATGTTTCATAGTATCCTATTGGAACATCGATAATTTTATACCCCTTTTCTCTATAATAGCCAATTTCATCTTCTGTTAAGTCTAGGGGTAGTACTTCTGATACAAGAAATTTATTACCAACTGCTACTTTAAATGTTCTTTCAGACTGTTTATCTGCTCTAATAATCCATTGAGGTTCATCTATAACAATAGTAGTTTTACTATCATTTTTCTTTTTGTTTTCAATCCATGTTTCTAAGAATGATTGTTCAGTTCTTTTTGATGATGCCATTACAAGAATTGTAGGATTAACATCATTTCTCATGAAACGTGATTGCATACGTGCAGTTGCAGAAGATACTAATTCTGTAGCCTTCTCCTTCTGACGATTAATGTCTTGATTTGGTTGAAAACTCACTTCATCCATAAAGCAATTATGAGAACAAACATAACTTTTATTTGTTTTAATTAAAAAATTATTATATGGATTAGCATTAATGACATCATAGTATTGTTTTAAAGAAGATAATTTAGTTCTTCTAATTGATTTAATTTTCATTTACATATCTCCAATGATAACCACCTGATGTCACACCTAATTTGCAAGATCTTGCGATATTTGTTGCACCTGTATCAATTGATGCATCATGAACTGTTTTATATATCTTTCCTGTTTCTATACATTGAACTGATTTTCATGCTCATGTGTTTGGAACACCTTTTCTTGCAGCACTTATTTTATCACCAAATCCATTTGGTTTTGGAACACCTTTTGTTGAAGCTGAAATTTTGTCTTTTGTTTCTTGTGATCTTATTTTACCTGAGTTTGCAACACCAATTTTATCTCTTGTCTCTTGACTGACAGGCATATGATATCTACCATTTTTCTCACCTCTATGCAATTCTGCTCAAGCTTCAGTATCACCTAATGAATTTCCACCAGCACCACCTTTATGAACATTGTAACCAATTTCTTTATTTTGAGAATTATACTCCTTAATTCAATAAACTTCTTTTTCTCTTAATTCATCTCTTGAATCTGCTCAATCAAGTATTTCAACTTTAACATTTTCTTTACCATATTTTTTAAGATCAATCTTTCAATCTCTGCCTGACCCATAATAACCTACATCAATTTTATCTTTTTCTCTTTTACCTATGTATATTTTACCTGTGGGAATCATTGTAAGTTTATAAATATAGCCAAAATGCTTTTGTTCTTTAATAACTTTCATTTAAGAAACCTCCACATCATATAATTCATCTTCTTCAGTTAAAAATTGTGCTTCCTTATATGAACCATCTTTTAGCATAAATTTATGTGTAGGTGTACATTTTATTACTGAACCATCATCTAGTTCTATTTGATATTCTATATCTTCTACAGCTGTAGGTTTTACTGTGCACTCTTCACTTACAACAACTTCACCTTTTTCGTTAATAGTAAACACTTGTATTATTTTATTAGTTAGTTCACTTAACTTCTTATTGCCATCTGTTGTAGCTATAACTGTATCACCATCTAAACACCAATATAATGCTTTACCAATAAAATGTCTTGGCTGAGATCCACAAATTAAATCAATTTTATATTGAGTATCAGGAACTCATTCAGGTTTATTTATACCGGCCATTTTTCCATGATTCATAAACCATCCTGAAGATTGAATCAGATTTTGAAATTTATCTCAAGCAACACCCTTAGATGCCTCTAAAGTAATATTAATAACTGCAAATGAAATTGTATCAGTACTCATGATACCATAATAAACTGATGGGTCTCTTAAACACATCATTCTATATAATTCATAAATACCTATGATTACTGCTTCAGTTGATTTACCAATACCAATAGCTCCTGTAAGAGCTAATGTATTACATATAGCAGGTTTCAGTGGGTCTGGGTATATTTTCTTTAATAATTCCTCTCAATAAGGAAATAAAGTAAATCTCCCCTCACCATCAATCAAACCTCTTCCTAAATAATAAGGATCATGTAAAAAAGTATTTATGTCTACAGGTATTTCTCTATAATCTTCATATAACAGTTTAGTTAATTCTGAGTTATCATTTTTTGAAATACCATCTAAAATTTTAAGTACATATTCTTTTTCTTGATCTGATAAATTACTAAATAACTCTGTATTCATCGATGTAGTACCTCCAATGAATTCAATATATAATACAATTATTTTTTAATGTTTCCAGTACCCATTAAATGTAAGTTCACCCACATCAGTTTCAGCGGTATTTGGGCCTATAACTATTGTAATAATTGAATAATAATTGTCTGTAGTGATTGATGTCGTACCTTTTGTAGTTAATGTGGCCAATAAATCAGAAGTACCATAACCGCCATATGCCTTTACTGTTGCATCTGCGGTGTGACTCATGACGTGGCCACTATTTGTAACACTAGTGGGTCTAAATGATTGTCCATTCTTCAAATATAAATATATAGTTATTGAATTATTAGTATCAAGATTATAGCATCCTCTGTCTGGTGAAGATGATCACTCTTCGCCATCAAATATCAAATAATATTTATCTAAACTTTTTGTTGGAGAAATAGCAACACCTGATGCGTTATAAACAGCATTACCTGTTAAGGAGTTGACTGCTGTGTTAGTAGAGGATGGATCATTGCTAATAATAGAGCCACAACATTGTGGAAATTCTGTTATCTCCTCTATTTGAACTGGGAGACCATGTCTACGAATAAATGCATTTCCCATAAATTACCTCAACTAATATTTAATCATAATTTTAAAAGCTTCTGTAGGTACTTCTAATGCATACAGAGTAATACTATTAGTACCAGTAGTAACTTTAAGTATTTTACTGTACTCAGTTAATTTAGTTTTAGCCGATGAGCTAGTAGTAACCTCAGATAAGTCAATATCAACTATTGGGTTATCGTCAGAAGTAATTCCTGAATTAGACAGAGTGATTGTCTTTGTAAAATAGCTAGTAGAGCTACCTGACCAATTACTAGTAGAAACATCAACACCAGATTTAATTCTTGATAATGGTGTAGTTAAATTACCACTTCCAAGTAGTGTAGTGCTATTTACTGTCTTAATATTTGTTCCTGAAACTAGTGTATCTTGTTTTCCACTGATATCCTGGTGAGCAATAGCTACTTCGGTAATTCCGGTTACTTGTCCGAGACTATTAGTTGTAATTTGGGGAACTTTGGTAGAACTACCTTTAGCACTATAGGCAGTTTGTGCAGATAATGTAGATTGTTTATTATTTAATTGTGTTTGAATATTACTAGTTACTCCGCTTGTGTAATTTAAATTTGTAGCTGTAGCAGTAATATCTGTAATCTTAGATAGTGTTAAATTTGGAATATCACTTGCGCCCAAGGTCGTACCATTAGTAACATGTCCTAAATTATTAACTGTTACTTTTGTATATGTTCCTGCAGTAACACCACTTGTAGAATGAGAAATCTCTCCACTTGATGTAATAGGTCCACCAGTAAGGCCAGCACCAGTTCTAACTTCAGTAACGGTACCACTTCCAGTTCCACCACCGGCCAGCTTTCTTTCTACCCCATCAATTGTAATGTATTGAACAGTGTCGGTAGAAGTACCCGTATTACTTACACTAACAATAGATCCTGTATCTGTAAATGTTACAGTACTACCATCTTTATTAGTTAAAGTTAATATCTTATTGCTAACGGAAGCACTCTTGATAAATTCACTAGGTTCACCAGCAATTTTCTTCTCAGTACCATCGATTGTAATATAACTAACTTCATCAGTTGATGTTCCAGCATTTGATACACTAACTTCATTAGCAGTAGTACTGATAGTGTTATTAGTGATCTCTATTTTTTCACCTTGTGTATAAGTAGTATCTATGGCACTAATAACATTATTTTCTATTACAATATTTTGTCCTTGTGTTAACAATGGTTGTTTTTGAGCATCAATAATATCTTGATCAGCCCATTTTCTATATTCACTTAAACTTTGATGGCTTGTTAAGAAACCACTGTCATTTTGTAATTGACTTGTTTTTGTAGGGATATCTGGATTATATATAATAGATGATGAATCATTTTTAACTAAAGTTAATTTATTATTCTCAACCGAAGCATTTTTTAAATACTCAGTAATGCTTGATCCAGATAATTTCTTCTCTACTCCATCAATTGTAATATACTGAACTTCATCTGTCGCAGTTCCAGTATTTGATACACTAACAGCATTAGCCGTAGTACTAATTGTATTATTATTTATACTAATTCGTTCACCTGGAGTTAATTTAGCTTGTACTTCACTATAATTAACCGAGATTGTCCCTGTAGAAGTAATTGGGCCACCTGAAAGGCCAGTACCTGTTTCAATTTTAGTAACAGTTCCTACATAACCAGAAGGGATTAAAACCCAATGATATCCACCGTTTGTAGTATTATTCTTCAACCAAGTTAAGAGATCTTCTGACGGATCACTGGTTAAATAAATTCGTTGATATGATCTGTCTACCCATGATGGTGTATTTCTGCTTGAATAAACTTGGGTATCATCATAGTCAATAGTATAAACTTTTCCAATCCCTGGCAGGGTAATTCCAGTTAATTTCATCTGGGAATAAGTAATATTGTTAGAAATAAAATTATCAGTAAATGTAGTAATACCGTTGTCAATTACAGGAATATCATTAATTAGCCAGGTTTTACTATCATTAACTCCAATAAATAAATCATTAACTACAGCATTATCAACACCGTAAATCCCATTACTAATAACTCTATATACATGACCAACTGTATCTGCTGATGCAGTAGGCAATGAAGTAATAGTACCACCGACGCCCAAAGTACCCTTATATAAATTGTATTTTGGTAAATTATCTATTCTACCATTTAACAGGGTATCATTTTCAACTCTAGAGGTTTCTTCATTTTCAATAGCAGTTTTTCTGTCAATAACTTCTTGGTTTATTGCTGACTGGAGTGAAGAATCAGCTGTTTGTCTAGTGGTAGCTTCAGTATCAATTCTTCCATCGACACGTAAGATCTCAGAAGTCCTATTAGAAACTTCATTTGAAATAGCATATGAGTTAGCCGAGATATTACTAGATAATGTCTCATCAGAAGATTCTCTTTGAGTCTTTTCAGTAGTAACTCTATCTGAAAGAACTTGATCAGCACTTTCACGTAAAGATTTTTCTTGGTTTATATTATTTTGTAAAACAACATCAGCGGAAACTCTATTATTAGTTTCTGATGTTATCTTGGTATCAAGAGTTCCTTCAGATGAAGAAACCTTCTCATCAATATATTCTACTAAGTCATCTTGGTTTTCTATATCACCACCAATATTTCCTCAAATAGCTTTCAAGGAATTAGCAATAGTTCCTTCTATAACTTTTATTTTCTTCATGGCATTCTCCTTAATCAACTAAAATAAATTTTGTTTTGTCAATTATTGTATCGATTTTCGAAATATTATCAACTTCATCATGATATAAAATTTTTACTGAGTAATAATAATTACCGGGTAATAATCTAATGGTATCTTCTGGAAGTAATTTTATAATTAAGTTATTATTTTCATCAAGATCATCCTTTGTGTATTCCTTCTTCAAGATAGCCTTTTCAAAAGGTTGATGCGGAAATGTTAATCCAAAAAATACTACGTCAGAGTCTTCTAATTCATATATTTCTTTATCAGGAAATTCTCCCACAGTAAGGCATAGTGGGAATTCTAGATAATCTCCTCGAGTTAATGTAATAATGTTATTTTTCTTTATCAAGTACATAATTATACCTCACTATATTAATTTTAGCAAGAAAATTATTTAATAAAATAAAAAGAGGCCTACACCTCTTATTTTTTTAAAGCATTTCTAATTGAAGTAAATAAAGTAGTTATTGAAGTAAGTTTTTTCGTACTATGTTTTGAGGGATAATACGAAACACCAGAAACTCCAGCTACGTATACTTTACTAGACAATTGATACCAGGTATAATCAGATTTTTTACAAACAGATATTACATCATAGAAAGAACATCTATCACATATTCCTATCATATTACCTTTAGTGGAAGACATATCACGCATTCTCAATTTAATTGGTCCAACATATATTTGGTTTTTTAGGATATCTCTAGACTTTAATGAAGTAGGTAATTCTATTTCATCAGTTTCTTCGATTGGACACAAAATAAATCCTCTAAAAGTATATTTTGATGACATTCCCCACCGGCCATCAGATCCTTTATTTCTTATTTTATTAAAAAAAGCTTCTCCATTATAGCTTGACTCAGAAGTTTTAATAGACACTGGTTCTCCTGTTGAATTTACTTCTAATATATCTTCTACAATAGCAACATGACCAGCACCATCTTCGCTTACACCAACCTCACCCTTTGCCCAAACCATTATTGAACCTGGCTTAGGTGTCTGGGAGATAATCAAAGAAGGATACTTCTTATTTACTCTTTCAATGAAGTTTTCAGCATTACAGTTTAAGTAAGGGAAATTACAGCCGATCTTATCAGTTAACTCATTATAAATTTCATTGAATCTACCTGAAGCATAACCAACACAATTACTTAGACATCTACATTCCTTATCTGTCGGTTTACCTACTACACAATCATTTCATCCGCCATCAGACCTCAAAACATAGCATAGATCTTTCTTGGTGGGTTTTATATATCTCCTAGTGAATTTCATGTTATCCTACCAAGTCATCATCTTCATCTTCAAAGGTTGTCTGTATACCACAATCATCTTCTTTTGTTCCATATAAGTATCCAATTAGTTTCCCGTGGTTACATGACTCATTATCAGTTGATTCACTGTCTTCTTCTTTGATACCACAAAAAATAGCCAAATTTTTAATATACTTGGTGGCATAAACTGCTAAGACTGCTAAGATAGTTACATCGATAGCACCTTGAATTGTTAAAGTAGTATCACCAATCTCTACAAGTAAGAGATCTTTCCCACAATGACATCCTGCTAAATAAACAATACAACACCCAGTAATTACAATTAACTGTCTTGTAGTTCCAATAAATAATTTTTTCCAACTAAATTCTTCACCATCTTCTTTGAATGGTTTACACGACGCTATTTTAAATGAAGTAAAACCAATCATTAACCCGAAGAGTAATAATAAATGGTTAATAAACTCTTGATCTAATTTCATAATAAACTCCTCTATTCTATATCATCTACTAAACAGTAGTAAATTCCTTCAACAGAAATACTATTCTTTATATAACCAAAAGCTGTTCGTTGATTAAGCTGTCCATCTTGGTTATCACCTAAAATATTTACATCATACGATTGAATGAAGAAATCTGAAATAAAAATATTTTTTAGATCTTTCTTTTCAATATCTCTGACAAACGGGTCAATATAGAATATTCTTGTTCCAGTGACCATTCCCGTTTCAGTAACCATTGAAATAGAAAAATTAAGACCGCCTGTTGATAAAATTTCATTTAACCTTGATGTATGGTAGCAAACTAAAATAGGACTGATTACTCTTTCGTCAATTTCGTTTAAATAAGAAACAGTCATTGACAAGATGACTGTTCTGTTACCACATGTGGATACTGATGGTAACTCTTCAGTTAACTGAATAAAATTTCTCTCAAAACTGACTGATGGATCATTATTTTTTCATAATGTAACTCACTTATTATCTAAAGTATTATTAATCATATAACATTACCTCTAAATAATATACAATAAAAGTAGCCAATTTGGCTACTTCTTAATTTCATAAACTTCGAAATACATCGAGTCCCACTGTGCATAACCTTCAACATCATCGTGTTTAACTTTTACTCATTGATAACCATCTTTTTGTAAGCCTTCAACGAATCCAGTAATTATGCATTCAGTATTTCCTTTAGGAAGAATTTCTAAAATAGTTCCACAAGGTTGATAACATTTTTTAGTTGAATTATATTTAAATTCAATTTCTTCTCTAATCGCTTGTTGACCTTTCGTGCATTTCATTTTTAATGTTCCCATTTCATATTCCTCCTCTTCTTCCTCATCGTCACTATCATCATAAATAATAATAGCATTTTTAATTTTTCTAGAAGTTGTTATTTTTTGTACTTCATTTACAATTAATCCAACACTTCCACCGCCATCCATACATAAACAATCAGTGATCTTTAAAGAGTAGTTAGAATTAATATATTGAATTAGGTCATAACATTGAGATCCAGTTAATCCTGATTCTCCAGTTTCACCTTCAAATGAAATGATAACTCATTTATTAGTGGTTGAACTCCAGCCAACTAATGTTCTACCTGACATTTTAGTATAACTACCTAACTTTTTATAATTACCTAAATATTTAGAACCATTCTTCATTAAACCAAATGCACCCGTAACAGCGTGTTTATATGTACTTAAATTTGCCTTAATGTTTGCTTGAGTATCAATGACTGGAGTGCCGTTAGATTTAATTCCAATAGCACACACATCATCGTATTCAGTATCCCAGTCTTGGTGAACTTGTCCATTAACTTTTTCAATTCCACAAGCATAATATTTATTATCATATGTGTAGAATAATCCACCATTAACTGCAATGTTTCTTTTCTTTGTTGTATATTCAGGAACTTTAAAGTCTTTTAATAAATGTTTTGTTCCTGTTTCCCAGTAATCACTAGAAATAGTTCCTTTACCATTTGAACAATTAACATAAACATCTACACCTTTATATTCAAATGAATAAGATTTCATATATTAACTCCTAAGCATTTTTATATTTAGTTAAAGTAAAATATCCTAATTTAACAGTTAAGTCTGGTCTACTTGACCTAGGAATAAGTGCTCTATATGAAACATAAGATGTAGTTAAGTCATCACCTAAACTTATAGTTGTAACGCTACTCGCAGATGGAATTATGCTACAATTAGTAAGAGTTCCTGGATCAAAAGTTTTAATCAAAGTCCAGCTTCCTGAACTAGATGTTTTACCATAAATTTGAACAGAGCATGATACAGTAGATAAACCGTTAGTATCATAGACATATAATGTCATTGTACTTGGTATTGTGGCAGAAAGAGTTCCACTATAAATTTCACAATCTTGTCTAGATGAACCGGTTGTTTGTTTTTCAACATATCCATCATATAAAGTAATTGGAGTTGTTTGCCAGCTCTCAAACACAGTAACTCCATTATAAATAACTTTATCTAAAGTTGTTCCATTATATTTAACTGTAGATAGGGTAGTACCATTATAAATAATTGGCATATATTCCTCCTAAACAGTAATTGTTAATGTTGTACCACTTAATGATACTTTGACTCCGCCATAGTTTGATGAGGTAGCAGCAGCAACACTAACTGTTCCTGAACTAGCAGTAAGACCAGTTCCAACTTTCATAACTCCTAAGGCAGAAGTTGAAGCTGTATTTACACTAATAACACCAGAGGAGACGTTGATGTTTGTTCCAATCTTAACACCGCCTAATACTGATGAAGTAGCAGTTGGAACTGTTGTTAAGTATCCGCTAATATTATCTTTAATATCATATGTTGTACCATTTGATAATGTTATTTGATTTACAGTTGCCATATTTTATATTCTCCTATTCTTTAATAATAAATAAGTTAGATACAGAAGCCCTGTATGAACTAGAGGCTGATTTTACATAAACCGTAACCGTTTGTCCAGCAGTTAATGAAACACCAGTCAACTTAATAGATGTTCCGTTTCCTGAATATGTTGTAGCACTTCCATAAGCAGTAGTACCAATATATAATTGTGTTTGTGGAGAACCTGAATTTCTATTATATCCAGCACCCCAAATAACAGTATAAGTACCTGTTTGGTTTACAGTTAAAGTAAGAGTTGTAGCTGTCATTGTTGTATTAGTATTATTATCACTTCCTTGATAATATTGCATAACAGTTCCACCAGTTGCAGCATTAACGATAACACTTGATAAACCAATATATCCACTATCAGCAGTAACTGTTTGGGCAGATGTTGTTGGTGTAACTGTTTTAGATTGTAATCCAATTCCTGCAGGGAAACCATTAGTAAGAGTAATATTACCAGAACTATAAGTAGCAGTAGCCATAGCAGCAGTACCAGTTACAACTGTACTAGCTGACGTATTATAGAACGTCTTACCAGCAGCAACATCACTAGCAACCGCAGTACCTCTTAGAGTAGGACCTGTATAAGTACCAGTAACATTTTTAATTCTTCCAGCACTATTAGCATCACCGACTTGAACTACGACACCACTCTTAATATTTTCAGCTGAAATATTAGATGTTGTAACAGCTTTAATTGTTTGAGCACCTGTTAAATAATAACCAGCAGCAATTGTTTGATCTGAAGTAGATGTATTATAAGTAGCTGCAGCTTTATCAGTTCCTCTTGCCGCTTGGGCAGTATAATATACATCTGTTTTATTATAGCCAGCACCAAACTTAATTTGACTACCAGCATTAATAGTTCCCGATGATGTACCACCTGATGTATTATTTGTAATTGTTGATTTTGTTAAATATCTATTAGTTCCAGCCGCGACTGTTGGAGTAATATTAGCTGTGCCAGTTCCTGTTTTAGAGCCTGTTGCTAACCAACCAGCAGTACCAACCGTAGCAGTTCCAGTAGCTGTAGCAATACCAGTAGTAGTAACAGTACCACTTGGGTCTAATAACCAATAATCTGTTCCACTCGTTCCAGATGGAGTTGTTGTAGTAGTAATATCTGTAATATTACCACTAATTGCTGGTGTTACAATTGGAGTTGTTGTAATAGCTGCAGAACCTGATGCTGAATATGAACCTGACTTAACGGAAGCAGTAGCATAATTAGTAACATTAGTTCCTGTTTGTTGTGTTAATTCAATATTTCCTGACGGAGTAATACCAGTTGGAATTGTAGCAATATCTGTCGCTAATTGAGATGACCCACCTCCACTAGTAACTGTGCCACCTTTTGTGGTGACAGCAGCTCTAGCATTTGTAATATCTTGTTGTAAAGCAGTTAATTGACTTTCAATACTCATAATTATACTCCTCTAATAGCTATTAAAGCAGCCTCAATATTTCCTACTATATTATACACAGCTTTTGCCGTTGGATATTGAGTATCAGTAGATGAACTTGAAATAGAAGTAACTTTATTACCCGTATTTTCTAACTTATACCCAGACGAATCTCTGACCTCAGCAGGGAATGTAACATTTTGAGCAGTATCAATTGTATACATATGTCCATTAGTTGCTAATGTTGATGGACTAGTCCAAAGATTAGTACCATAAATACGACACGCACGAACATTACAATGTGTTGAGGAAGATGACGAAACAGATGTAACACTAAATGTAAGTCTTAATTGCCATATATTAGCTAGCTGACTAGTTGCTCCACCTAAAGTACTTAAAACAAGAGGAATATCATTCCAACCGCTCCACCCTGATACTGCATATGTTCCAAATGTACTTCATGATCCTTCGCTTTGATAATTGGCTCCAGTACGTGTTTCAATTAACACTTGTAATCCACAAGCGGTTGAAACTTGTAATAACATTTTTCTAGGATCAGTATATACATATCCATTTGTACCATTTTGTGCTGTAATTGTAATTCTAGTTCTTGAATCTAACGTATAAGCAGTTGAAGTAGAAGGTCTCCCAACAGGAAGGTCTAAACCAGATGTAAAAAATCATGATTTACTTGCTGCTCCGTGTCCATAGTCAGTCCAAGTAGAGCCGGCATCTGATGAATATTCCATTGTTATAGCATCGCCATTTATATAAGCCATTCTATTAGCATTATGTTCATTTGAAATAGCCATACCTAATGGAGATGTTTTACCAGTTATATGTTGACCGCCCCAACTTAAATAGCCCTCTTTTACTTCAGTAACAGGAATAGTTATATTTGAAGAACCATCAAATGCCGTGGCAGTACCTATAACGCCAGTTCCTAAAGCAATAGTTCTATTTGATTTAAGTTTAGTTGCTGTAGTAGCACTAGTTGCATTACCTGTTAATGTTCCGCTAAATATTGGTGCTTTTAAAGTACCATTTTCAACATATACCTGATCATCTGAGTATGTTTGGGGATTAGCTGATTGTTCTGTAGCTCCTATTAAATAAATTTTAGATGAAGTATCAGTCGAACCAGCTGTATTCTTTGTATCTGGAGTAGAAATATCACCGCTACCCAAGATAGTTGTATTATTTATCGTTTTGATATTCGTTCCACTAACTAAAGTATCTTGTTTTCCACTAACAGCTGTTGTTACATAGTCTTGTGTAGCTAATTGTTTAGCATTAACATCAGTATAGCTTGTTCCACCAACCTTGATATTTCCCGAATACCAAGCATTACCAGACCAGTCGACTGTATGAGCGTTAGATCTTGTATTATCATCTTCACCATTACCAATGATGTGAACATAAGTTGAATTTGAATCTGTAATATTATATGAACCTTCTACGTGTTGAAGATCCGATAATGCTTGTGTTCCATAACCTTCAGTATGTGTTGCATAAGTACTGCCAGCAACAGTAAAAATACCTTCAGCATGTGATGCACCACCTGAGGCTATATTAGAAATACCTTCAACGTGAGAAGCGTAACCACTAGCTTCGGATGATGCTCCATTCTTTCCACCTTCTGCATGAGAGTATGCACCAGAGGCAATAGTGTAATAACCTTCAGCATGAGCCCCGGTAGCAGAAGCAGTCGTTCTATTCCCCTCAGCAATACTATAGTTTCCACTAGCAACATTGTTAGTTAAATCGTTTAAAATAACTCCATTGGCATGACCACTTGTAGTAGTACCAATTCTAACATTACCAATATTATCTATTTGTGTTTGAATATTACTGGTAACGCCATCTGTATAGTTAAGTTCTGTTGTTGTAGCCGTGATTCCATCTAAGGTATTTAATTCAGATGCAGTAGCCGTAACACCAAAACTACCTAAAGTAATCTTAGCGATACCACCAGATAAAGTAGAAACATCATCAACTTGAACATCTTGTACTTTACCTTCAGGTGAACCAGCTTGTAATGTCCAGATTGAACCATCATAGTAATAAATATAACCAATGTCTACTGTAGCTGTTTCTTGTGTTGTTGAAGCAGCCCCAGTATAAGATTGGCCACTTGGTTTATAGTTAGTTCCACCTGTCGCAGCAACTACACCAACTCTATAATAGTCACCTGTTTTATAAGCATAAGGCAATGTAGTTGGATCTGATGTTGGTTTACCAGTAATACAATTCCAAATTGATAAGAATCTACCAACTGATTCTAAATTGTTAATTCTATCATTTAATAATTTACCTTGATTTGCTGATAATGGAATATTTGTTGTAGTTGTAGTAACATTATCAACAACATTTGCTTTTTTCAAAATTGTTGCATCAGCAGCTTCTTTATTATTTAATTGTGTTTGAATATTTGAAGTAACACCATCTAAATAATTAAGCTCAGTTGAAGTAATATCAGATACAGCAACCTTTCCACTTCCGTTAGAAATTAAAGCCCTTGAAGCTGTTAAATCTGAACTAGTAATAGTAGTAGCAGCACCTGTAATAGCAGCTTGTTTAGCATTCCAAATAGATGCACTAGCAATTCTAGCGTCAGCAAATGTACCACTAGTAATCTTTGCAGCATCTAAGTTCGGAATATCACTTGCAGCTAATGTTGTGCCACTGGTAATTAAACCTTTAGCATCGTAAGTAACTTTTGTTGCTGTTCCGGCTGTAATTGCACTATTTGGTTGCAACGCCGTAGCACCTAGTGCAGCACCACTTCTGATTGTTGATAAATCACTAATAGTATCTTGTTTAGTACCAACTTGAGCATCAACAAACTCTTTGGTTGTAACATCTTTATTGTCAGTTATCTTGCCATAATTTTTCATTTATTAGCCTCCTATAACTCTATAAATTATTTAATGAATAAATACAAACTCTAAAGTTTAAACCAACAGCTGGAGCATCTTTAAATTCTACTGTTATAGTGCTTGTTGTAGCTCTCTTAACTGTTGCTTCAACAGTTTCATAGTTTGTTAATTCATATAATTGGATAATTAAATCTCTTGTATTAAATGAATGATCAATTGTAAATAAACTTGTAGATCCATCACCAGTGATTGTTGTTGTCATTGATGTAACTGGAGCTACCCAGCTAATAACATTATTGGTAATATCAATATTGTTACCAGGAATTAATTGTGGTTGGCTATATACAGTTGAATAAATACCAACTTTAGTAGTCTTGTTAACTACAAATAAATTTTCTTGTTGTGCTGCGGCTACTGATGTGGTGGCATCCCAAACACCATTATGAGAACTTAAGTAAAGAAGTGTTTCTCAATCTTCAACGTTAAATGTCATTGTGCCAGAGCCTAAATCAGTAGCATTCAATTTAATAAATTTACTGACACTACTATTAATTAAAGTATATTGCGCATCAGTTAATTGAATTGTTAATGGGTCAACTGACGTTACTTGGCTTTGAGTAATAACTACTTCAGGAATTTCTAAGCCAGCAGTAATATTACCACTTCCTAAAATAGATTCATTATTAATTGTTTTAATATTTGTTCCAGAAACTAATTTTTCTTGTACTGCAGTATAATCTACACTAATAGTACCAGTAGTTGTAATAGGTCCACCAGTTAAACCAGATCCAGTAGCAATATTTGTAACAGTACCACTTGGTTCATCACCAGATGGAACTAATACCCAATCGTATAAAACTTTTGAAGCATTGTTAGTTAACCAAGTTAATAAGTCTCCACTGGCAGCTGTCTTTAAAGTAATTGTTTTATAATCATTATTATACCAATTAGGTGAATGGGAACTTGAATAAGCAGTATCACTACCATAAGTAATAGTGCTAACAGTTCCAAGACCAGGCATTGTCATCTTGGTCATTTCCATTTGGGAATAAGCAGTGTTATTAGAATTAAAATTAACTGTAAAAGTAGTAACACCTGTAGCAACTGCTGGAGTATCATTAATTAACCAAGTTTCAGTAGCTGATGGTAACTCAGTTCCAATAAATAAGTCACCAACTTTAGCTTCTTTTCCAGCATATGTTCCAGCAGTAATAACCTTATACATATGACCAATTGTGCTAGCACTAGCTTCTGGTAATGTAGTAATAGTACCAGTAGTTCCTAATGTGCCTTTAAATACAACTGGCTTCGGTAAGGCCTCAATCTGAGCTCGAGCAGTAGAATCTTTTAAGTCATAGGTAGTACCATTTACATTTATCTTACTTACATCAGACATATATTTTTATCCTCCATAATATCATACAATAAATTTCTAAGCAGCTGTTGTAAACATACAGTTGCCATAAGTTTCATATTCACTTTGTGTTGTTTCAATAGTTAAATTTAAATTTTCACTAACCGGAACGTTCCAACCAGGTTCTTCGCCATTATCAGTAATGATAGTTTCTTCTGTTAATGCAACGCCATCTAAATATACATTTTGGATAGTAATATTTGTACCACTAGCAAAATTATATCTAGCTACACAAACATAAGTATTTTGGCCTTTTGAGTACACTATATATGTATTTGATGGTTCAATAGAACTCATTGATGAGTAATCATTAGCATTAGTTAAATATCTTAATCGTGATTGATATGGCCCGTCTTGTGGACAATAATCACTAATTAAGTCATCACAATAATATCCCTGAAGTGAACTTGGGCCTGAGTTATAAGATAAGGTATAAGTAGTTGAAAAACTAGTTGAACCATTATCACAAATAATAACACTTGACCAGTTTGGATTAGCTGGCCCGTTAACTTCAGATAATGAAATACCATAAAGTGAACTAGCTCCAGTAGTTGTACCTGATCCAGAAGCAGTAAATTCAATAGCCTTATTAGCACTAGATTGATTAAATGTTGGTAAATCACTAAATCCAGTATAGGGTAAAGTGAAATTATGTAATCCCCATCCATAATCACTATAGGCTGATTCATCAATAGTTAATAATGTGCCATTAATGTTTACAATTACCGTACTTTGTGATGAAACAGATGCATCACCAGATTCAATATATTTTATCCACGCTGACGAAACTTTCTTTAATAAATATTGGCAAAAGTTAGAAGCTGACATACTACTATAAAATTTTATAATTATATCAGTTACTTGTGCCCAACCAGCAGAGTTTGTAAAACTAAGGCTAGCACTTTGCTGTTCTTGTGGAGAACCTGTTCTAATAAAACCACTAAATACTGGATTAATTTCAGTTTGTCCACCACCAGAATATGTACCAACAACACCAAAGATAGTAATACCAGCTTTGATATTGCCAGCTAATAAATTAGATTCACCATTGCAATAAATATTTGAATTAACATACTTACCACTTGTTTGTAAGGTTGTCGTTGATGTTCCAGGAACTATTTGATATGAGCCAGTATAATTAGCCATTGTTCCTGTATATTTAGTCCCTTTAGAGTATCCTGTATAACCACTTCTAATAGCATTAGCCACTAAAGTGCCATCTGAAGTATATGTTCCATTTATACCTAAAATATTTACGCCTGTTTTAATGTTTGAAGCTACCAAATCTGAATCTGACACAGTAGCTGTGCTATATGAAGCAACGTCTGTTTGTGCGGTGGTAGTAATATTTTTATTTCCACTAACAGCAATAAATTCAGTTGTTCCAGCTAAAGATGTAAGATTACTTACATACCCAACAAAGTCTTTTCTGTCAATATCTAGTTTACTCTCTTGTCCATCGATAGTAATATACCTAACACTATTAGCTGAAGTACCATCTCTACTAACAGAAACTGATGTACCACCAACAATTAATACCCACTCAGGTGCTTCATCACAAACAAACATATCTCCAACACGAGCATATTTTTCAGCATAAGTACCTTCAGTAATAACTAAATAGGTATGTCCTATTGTTTGTAATGTTGGCTCTGGTAATTCAGTGATGGTACCACCTATACCAAGAGTTCCTTTAAAGACCATTGGTTTTGGTAAGTTCTCAATCATCTCACGGGCAACAGCATCCTTCAATGGCCGAGAAATACCATTTACATTTATCTTACTTACTTCAGACATAATATTAATCCTCCATAATAATTACTTCGTCCTCAACTCTATTAACATTAGCAATTGATACATAATTATCAATAAAGTCTAATTCATTTACTTTGTGAACACCGTCACCAATTTTGATCTTGGTTCCATCTTCACAATCATAAATAATAATTTCATCTTTCTTTGGGATAAAGTTAACTGCCTTAGCCCAGTCTTCTGCCTTTTCTCTCTTTATTTCTTGTTTCATAAAAAATATCCTGTCATAACTAATAAGTAAATATGGTATACAGCTAACATCAAATAAATAATTAACAGAAAAATATTTAATTTCTTAAATTTATTTTTCTTCTCTATATAATAAAGAAGTATACCAACTATAACTATCTTAACAAATCCAAGTAAATTATTTTGAATAAAAAATCTTGAAATAGGATTTGCTTCAATTTCAATACCATATTTATTTACTCAAAACATTGTGCATAAATAATCAAATATATTCAATAAATATATGAATAAACACATGATAGATTCCTCACATTAAAAAACCCTATCTCTACATACTCGAAGAGACAGGGATCTATTTTTTTAAATAAATATTCACCTATCTTTTCCAGGTACTTCTATTTTAATAAGTACTATCAATTTCAAATACTTTTATTTATAATAATTTTAGCAAATATTTATCTTAATTTTCTATAATGATTGAATATGTTCAAGCCAATCTGACATTGTAATATTTTCCATTAGCATAGACCCTTCTTGAACACCACGTTGTCTAATTCCGGTTGATAATTGAATTCTTTCATTTTCAGGAACTCTATCCCAAATATATTTCCACTTCTTGAACCATTCACTAAAATGTTTCTCAACAGCATCTCTATATTCTTGGTTCTCTTGATCAATCCATTCCTTCTTGTTCATTGTATAGTAGGCATCAAATACCTCAGAACAACAATAGAGGTTAGCATGTTTATCTTTACCCCTTCTTTCAAATTCATCAACTAAAGCATCAACGCCATCTAAAAGATTATTATATGTCTTTAAAATATATTTCGGGTCATGTCTGCAGACAGAAGCATCTCTCCATTTCCATAAATAGAATGGTGATTGACAGTACTTAAATTTTTTTGTTAAATTCTGACAAAGGACATTAAAATATGAATCTTCATGTATTGTTAATTTTTCATTCCATCTGATATTTTCTTTTAATAAATACTTTCTACGATGAATTTTACCATGAACAAAGGTTGAGTCTTGTTCCCTATTGACATAGATAACATTTTTATTAGCATCTCTGGCCTCTTCAACAAATAACGAAGTCATGCTATCAAACCCACCCTTTTTATTCATTTCATTAAAAATAATCCATAACCCACAAGCATTATAGAACATATCATCAGCGTCACAGAACATTACATACTCTGCCTTAGAATAATCTAAACAAGCATTTCTAGTTCCTGATACTCCTCTATGTGGCTCTTTGTGATATTGAATATCAAATGGATATGACTTCAATAATTCATCTGATAAGTAAACATCAGTGCCGTCATTACAAATAATTACACCAATTTTTTTAAAGTCAACATTTTGTTGAATTGCTAAACTATCTAATAATGGTTTAACAATTTCATCTGTTTCTTTATATTGTGGAATTAAAATATCTAATTTTTTCATTTCTTATACCTCCATAAAGATATTTTTTTAAGTTGTGGCCGATGTTATGGCATCTTTATCTCGTTCTCATAAAACGCTACCCACAAAATAGTATACAATAAAAAAGATAATATTTTTATTATACTACCTTTTATTATAATTGTAAACTAAATTTGTTTTAAAACTTTAATAAAAATTCTACTTCCAAAATTTCTAATACACTTAACTTCACAACCAGCGAATTCAAAAATATCATTTCTAACTGGAACGAAATTAAGCGCAGTTGAAGGTATTTCAATAATGTCTAAAAGTCTCATTTCAATTTCTTTACCTGTATTTTCTTTTCCAACTTCTTCAATAATAGGTTCAGAAACAACTTCTTCTTTAATAACTTTCTTCTTCTTTGCCATATCTAATTCTCCTTATAGCTTTTCAATATACTAACTATTTAATATACTGAAAAAATATACTTAGAGGGAAGTATATTTCAACCTCTCCTCTAAGATATTTAATTTTTCTACTAGTTAACAGAAATTGTAGCAGAGCTTCCAGTGAATGTAGCACTTGGAGTAAATGCAGAACCAGCGAATGTAGCAGAGCTAACAGCAGCTTGATTGTATTTAACACCAGTAACAATACCACTAGCAAATGTAGAACCACTGAAACCTAATGTAGCAGCAGTACCACTGAATGTAGCAGCACTAATTTCTTGTTTCAAGTATTTAGCACCTGTTAATTTAATAGCAGCAGATGTACCTGTGAAAGCAACACTCTTTAAAGCTGTATCAGAAGCTAAACTTAAGCCATATTTAGCACCAGTGAAGACTGGGTTAGAAGCTAAAGCAGCATCAGTAATCTTGTTGAATGATCCACTTGCGAATGTTGGCATAGCACCAGAAGCAAATGTATCAGCAGCTTTTGAACCACCATTGAAGCCTTGTGCAACATCGATTGATGGAGCAGTGAAAGCAGAACCAGTCCAAGTAGCAGCAACACCACCAGATAAAGTACCTTGTGCAGTAACAGCAGAAGCTAAAGTAGCATCACCGAATGTAATCATTTCATCATCAGCACTATATGCTGAGAAGATAAGACCAGCAGTAGCGAAAGAACCTTTAGTAGCTTCGCCTAATGTTGGAACAGTACCACCGTTGAAAGTACCGAAAGCTAATGAACCAGCATTGAAGAATTTACTTTCATCGATTGAAGCAGCAGTAAATTTGCCTTCTGTGAATGATGGTAAAGTACCAGCAGTAGCAACACCAGTTAAAATATCTTGTGAAGCAGATGTTAAGTTAATAGCAGGTTTATCAATTGTACCAGTAATTTGAACACCAGCAGCATCAGCAACGAATTGAGCATTAGTTAATGCAGCAAAATCG